TCATTTTGACGGCCTGGCAATGGCGCCAACGCGGCGATAAACGCGCTCGGTAATGTCGCCTTTGGTGTGCCCAAGAAGCAGACTCGCTTCGCCGACATCGGAGATTTCCGAAGCAGCCTTCGGCCTGATATCCCGGAACTGAAATCCACCGATCTTTGCTGCCAGCAGTTCGTCGCCGATCTCGATTGCGGCCAGCTTTGCTTTCTCGCGAGCAATGTCCCAACGCTTTCTCAGCATCGTCGCGGTCATCCGTTTGCCGTGACGACTGACGATCAGGTAGTTCGAAACGTGCCGAGTATTGCGTTCGGTTATTTCAGCAATCAGTCGCCCCAGGCTATTCGCCTCGCCGCCGGTGGTCATCTGAATCCGCAGCTTCTTGTGCGTCTTGTTCTGTTGCACTCCCAAGTATCCCCCCTCTGCATCATCCTTTCGCATCACCAGGACATCTGCCGGTCGTTGCCCGGTGAGGTAGGCCAGGTCCATCGCGTCTTTCAGCTCTTGAGCTGCCTTCTTGTAAACCGCATCCCACACCACATCATTCGCGTAATAGTCCCGCGGCGTTTCCTTGTTTTTGCGCACGCCCTGGCAGGGATTTTCCTTTGTCGTCAGCCCCCATTCCCGGGCGATATTGAAAACGTGGGAAAGGGTGGCGATCTCCCTATTCGCCCGAACCTTTGCCGTCCGTGCATCCCGGTACCCGGCAATCGTGGCCGGGGTGATCGAGTCAATGGGAGCGCTGTCGAACATCGGCCGCAGCTGCTTGATCTCCGACATATTGTCCTTCTGGGTTCGCGGTGCTTTTTTGGAGACGATATCGCGGATGTACCTGTCGAAGATGCCCTTCATGGTGCGCAGGTCAAGCGGTTTTTCCTTGGCTTCGAGTTCTGCCCATTTGATCCTCGCCTTGTCGAGGTCTTTGCCTAGAGGGATGTCTTTGCCCAGCAGGTCGCGGTAGTAATACGCGGTCCACACACCACCGCTTTTCCGCTTGCGGGAGCGCTGATACATCCGTGGGGGAAGGTGGTGATACTCGGTCTTGCGGGGGCGCATATCAGTTCACTCGCGAGAAGTCTGGCGTCCATGCCGGAGCTGCCGGCGGTGGGTTGGGGTCAGCGATGGTGGGGGAGATCATGCCCAGCTTCATGCGGGCATACATCCGTCCAACCAATGGACGCTTGCCGCGGCTTTCGATGAACACCCAATGGCGGTCTGCCAGCCAGCGCCGCTGGTAGGCCCGAGCCTTGTAGCCAGTGAGATCCGCCAGCTCGTCGTCCGAGAGAATTTCAGTTTCCATAGAGATGCTCCATGCCGCGCGTGGCGGCAGAAGGTGGGGAGGGGGTTAATCCATTTGGTACCAGACGCCACACTCGACGCCTTCTGCCTTCAGGGATTTGTACATGGCTTGCACGCCGGCGTAGCGCCGGTTGCCCTGACCATCGAATGGGGCGCTGAGGTGAAAAGCCCTGGTGTGGTAAGTGGTGGCAGCCTGTATCCAGCCAACAATGCCTGCCTTGTCCAGGGTGCTTTCGCGGAGAAGGCCGACCCGGATGTAAACGCGATCGAGGTTGGCGCTACCGCCATCATCTGGCGCTGCGTTGGCGGCCGCCTTGCCTGCCTCAATTGCGCGCGCAACAGCTGCTGCCAGCGCTGGGAGCTGATCTTTGGTCACAGGAATTCCTCGCCCGCCGTTCTCCGGCAGGTTTAAAGTTAGGAGGGGGGTGGTTTTAGAAGGCTGCTGCAGATCAAGTCATTTAGCGGAGACTTTTTTGTATGACTGATACAGATGTAAGCGAAATTACTGACAGTAGAATCTATGAGGCCATTGGGATGGCAGTTGTCGCAGCTCAGATGTTTGAGAATATCTTCATCATTGCTTGCAGATTGGCAATCAAGCAGGCCGACGCCACTACAGTGGAGGACGTTGTGCCAGTCCAAGCTGATAAGGCGCTCAAACAGCCTGTTAAGGCTCTGTTAAAGGAGTTGTCAGGGGTGCAGCCAATTGCAGCTTTAGAGGACAGGGTTCTGGCGCTGATTGAAAGGCGACATATAGTTGTGCATCGTCTTCAGGAAGCAACCGGGTGGCCAGGCAATGTGACAGATCAGCAACGAATTGACATCCGTGAGCTGTGTATCGAGGTAAGCGCTGAGGGTCTAGATCTGCATACGACATTTCTCCAGTTGTTGGGGGAGTGGGGCAAGCGATTTCCAAACATGCAGGAAGGTATCGAAGCGGCAAAGTTGCATGAAATGTATCGCCGCGATCAGGGGCTTCCTAATTCAAAAGCTTGAACTCGACGACCCAGACCCACGGGTTGGCGTCCCAGTCGCCGCCAGTGGAGACCCAAAGATCAGAGAAGCCCTTTCGAGCATCTTCGATGGCCTGATCGGGCGCATCTACCCACCACTCACCACCCCAGAGTGCTTCGCCGTGGGTACTCACGCCCTCGGCGGTAACCTGTGATGGTGTGATGTCCTGCAACCGCTCGACGCGGATCTCGGTGATCTCCAGCAGGATGCGGCTTGCCCAGCGCGGCATGTGAATACTTGGCGTCCACCGGCTAACCGTTTCTTCTTTGGAGTGGTCGTAGAACTCGGCGTTGCCGCCGCTCGCCCGGTACTGGCAGTGCTCTGGCTTGCGGAAAGCATCCCAGCCATCACGCTCGACCAGGTGCATTTCCTCTTCGTCGACCAGCGGACCAGCAAATGTCTCGCGTACCCAAAGCCGGTCACCTCGGTTGCCGTATGGGCAACCACCGTACATCGCCAGTTCGGCGACGCACTCGGCCTCGGTAGCTCCGAAAGCGCCAAACCCCCAGCGAGGATGGTTTTGGACGGTTGCCATCCATCTGAGCTCTTCACCCTCGGTGCCGATCTGGTGCGGGATATGGTGTCCCTTGAGAGGTCGCCGGGTTACCGTTTTTCGGCCTTCCAATATGGCGTGAACCATTGGCCCGCTGAAAAGTATCGGATGTTCCTTGTGAAGGCCGATGGTTGATGGTGTTCTAGGCTTGGCCATCTTTGTCAGGCAGCGCTTGCACGTCACCTTGTCGCGACTGCCGGTACCGTCCCAGTCAGCGTTTGAATCCTCGTTCAGGCCGCAAGCTGATGAGCTGTGCCACTCGCCGTTTTGATCTGATCCTGAGCTGGTCGTGAGGTGCACTTTCTTGGTCATGGCGTGACTCTCCGAGCCCATTGCACATACGGGCCGTCCTCAGTATCAAAAATCCCCATAAGGAACCACTCAGGCCCCGGTGACTCGGGATTCCAGGCATTGCAAGCAGCGTCTTCTTCCGGAAGGTCGTAAGTCTCGTCACCCGAGTGCCAGCCTTTCAGCTCCAGCCCTTGCTCCTTCGTCCAAGCGGTGTATGGGGCAGGATCTTCGCCTTCACCAAAGTTCGGGATGTTCGGGTGGTACCACCAGCCATCCTTATCGCGCTTCACTTCGGCGGGACCGAATGGCTTTTCAGCGTGGGTGGCGCACGGAGTGACACGGTAGACATTCGAATACTGGCCTTGGCCATCACTAAAGCTCAGCTGACAGCCGCATTCGGCAGGCTTGTCGTTGACGAATACGATCTTTACTTCAGGCATGACTTCGTCCTTTGCCGCTATAGCGGCTGACTTTGAAGGGTAAGAGTTTCTGGCTGCCATTGAGGGCAGAATGAAGAGCTAAAAGGTGGATGCTCGTCTATTTCTTTTTTGTATGAGAAAGTAATGGGGATTTCAATTTAGGCGGGGTTTGTATGTGGAAGGTCAAGCTATTAACTACTATTAGATATTTGGATTTCAATGTTCCTTCTGGTAGTTATGAGTTTATGCCCGGCGTTATTCTAATTGTTGGGGCTAAAAATGTATCAGATTATATTGGATCAGATTTTAGGCGTTATGCGGGGGAAATAGAATATTCTCATTTTCAAAGAGCAAGTAATATAGTGGTCGGTGAGTTTGATCATGCGGCTTGGGGGGATGATGCGACTGCTTCAGAGATTCTGTTTTGTTGGCTAGTGTGGATTGAGTGGATTCTGCAAGATTCGTGGCTTGTCTATGATAGTTCCATTCATAGTGAAATTGCTTTCGCAAAAAAAAGTGAAAAAAACAAATCAGTAGAATGGTCGAATAATAACTTGGCATCACATGCCAGCGATTCTTATGGGGGGCGACTAACCGTAACAACTATTAGCTTGAATGATCTGGAGCAGTGGATTGAAAGGAGTTTAAAGCTTAGAACTTATATACATGATCGTGGTGTAACGATTGCAACTCCTGTTATATCAAAGAGTTATACTCGGTTTGCTAGATTTATAAACTTTGTTCAGTTGGCACGTAGAACCTCGCATCCTGCTATGAAAATAGCTCAGATGTGTAGCGCTCTGGAGAGTTTGTTTTCTACTGACACTTCCGAACTGACTCATAGGCTGTCCGAGCGAGTAGCGATGTTCTTGGGAGGTGACGGAGAAGCGATGGAAAAGAGCTATCAGATGATGAAAAAGTGTTATGCGGTGAGATCTCAAATAACACACGGTTCTCATATTAAAGATAGTGTGGCTGAGCAGATACCTGACATGAGCTTCGATATGATGGTGATGTTGCGAGAGATAGCATTAAAAATTATTGATAGTCCAGAATTGTCCAAGCTTTTTGATGGTGATAACGACGGTATTGAAGCGTATTTCAGGAGGCTTTTGTTCGGTATCGCTAGAACATAGTGAGCCGGGTTTCCCGTTGTATGGCTAGCACGAAGATCAAGAATTAGTCTTCATATGTTCACGACGTTGTGGTGAACAGCTGACTGTACCGTTTCGACAATGCGACGCAAATATGTGAATTCGTGGTTTTCCTCGACGGCCTTATCGCCGAGCGTGTAATGCCATTCCTCACCGAATAGTTCGGTCAGAAGGTTGCTGTGATGCCAGCATTCGTTTGAGCTTTCGATGCTGCGCAGTACATCGATGTCATGCCAAAGCTCGCGAGCTTCATCTTTGCTCAGCTCGCCCAGTTCCCACTCGTGGCGCTCGGTCTGTTGCCGCCGACGCTGGACGATACACTTCTTGGCCAAGGCGTGGAGGGCGTCGCCGCTGAAGACAGTGGAGCTGATGCCGCGATCTAAGCAATTAAGGACGTAGTCCCATCCGCAGTCGGCGACGAATTCCGCGACAGTGCGGGGTCCCATGCCACCCCAATAAGCATTCCAGCTTTTGTCCCAACAATTAATGGTGATCTTGCCCTGGGCGGTCTGGTAGTTCGGGTTGGATTCGGTCGGGCAGTCCCGCCGGCCGAAATCCTCGAAGAACACGGTGATCGGGTCAAGCCGAGGCGCGCCGGTGATGACCAGCTTTGTCACTGTCGAGCGCTCAACCTTCAGCGGTTCAGCGAGTTTGTTTTCTGTGGGCATGGGCATTTCTCTAGTTGGAGCAGGCGATTGCCGAGCTTGGCCGCATGCTTGGTGTCTATTTGGGTAGATATGGTTAAGCTCTAACGCTCAAATCTATCGAGGAAAATCTATGACCATTTCTTATGCTGCCGAAAAATTTAGCGATGCCCGCAGGATGCTGATGTTGCCTCACCCTCACGGTGAGAATCAGTCGATTGCCAACGCTTTCGCTGAGTGCGATCACGGACTTTCCGATCTCAATATCAGCAGTTTGTCTGACGATGTTCAGCGTCTTATTGCAGAACTCAGGGCTATAAAGAGCACAGCAGGGTTGACGGACCCGGATAGCATTGGCCTGTACAAAGTAAAGGCATCACTTCTAACAGAGGATGAGCGTTTTTCGTTTTCTAGCCTGGTCGATGAACTTGCTTACTGGTTTGGTCAACCGCTTTAAGCCGCCACAGCTTCAAGCTCAACTACACGCCATGGATCATTTGCCCGAGCCAGCGCAGCCATCGGTGGAGGGCTGACGCTGTTCCCGCACATGTGGACTTGCTGAGTCTTGGTGAACGGTTTGCCGTCGGCGCCATGGCTGATGATGTAGTCGGCGGGGAAGCCCTGAGCCTTGTACAGCTCGGCCGGCTGAAGCATCCGCAGGCAGATGTCGACGATCACGTACGGCGTGCCTTTGATGGTGACGGTGACCAGGCCCAGGCGATCTTTTGTGGTGATCGTCGGAGCAGGCTCGCCGGCACCGCTCACGTTCTCGATGCCGTAATAGCTGATGAGGAATGCCGCGACCCGCAGCGCCCCTGCTTCAACCTCTGGCGACAGCTGGAACTCGACCAGCGAACTCTTGCCACCACCACCTGCGGTGATGGTTGGTGCCGGTTCGTCCATGGCCTGGCCAACGCTGGCGCCGAACTGACGCTCCATGAACGCAGTGACCAGCCCGTGATGAGTGCCGCCGGCGCTGATGGTGTGCAGCGGGTCAGTGGCGTCCCGCGCATCGCAGTTTCCGCGTAGGTGAACCAGGTTGGCGGTCACCAGCTGCTGCTGGCTGCCGGTGTTGGTTACCGTAGTCATCGGGTCTTCGATGTTCTTGGCGTCGGTGGTGTTGAATCCACCATTCATTTGGGCCATGAACACCGTCGAGATTCCCATCGCGTGGGCAGCGCCAGCCGGGCGCTGGTAGTTGCCGCCGCTGGTGATGGTGGGCAGCGGCTCGTTGAGCGCCTTGCCTTCATCGGCAAACCGGAACTTCACTAGGTGCGCGCCGGCAACCGCGTACTTTCCGCCAGACGCCATGATGGTGCCGAGCGGTTCATGCTGGTCGGCGGTACGCGGTGCAGATCCGGGCTTGTCGCCGTTGCCCAGCTGCACAAGCGTGGCGGCAGATAGAGTCAACTCTCCGCGATTGGCACAAGTTACTGTTGGCATCGGCTCGCCCGGGTCGTTGATGCGATCGCTACCCTGGTGCGTGGCTGGTGCGATGATCGGGCTGGCCATGGCGAACGATCCGCCGCGCGGCCAGGAGGTGACGGTGCGCAGCGGGTCATGTGCTGACTGCACGCTTTCCCCTGACCAGTTCGCTATCGGTACGATGAACGGGTCAGCGGCATCGATGACGAACTTCTTCATGCCCTTGGCAATCCGGCGAAGGGTGGCGGGTGCCAGTGGCTTTGGCCGGTCGAAGATGCTTTTGCTCGGGATTGTCCAGTCGATGCACTCGGCGGCGGTGCGCCACTTCTGCTGACCTTTGACCGGGTTCTTGGCGTGGGTCGGCGTTGGCCAGACAATCGGCTCGCCATCGCAGCGAGCAATCATGAACAGTCGCTCCCGGCTGGTTGGCGCGCCAAAGTCGCATGCCTTGATGACGCGCCACTCGACGACATAGCCCAGATGTTGCAACTCGGCGACGAAGGTTGCCCAGGTCTGGCCGCGACGTTTCGGGTCGGGGACCAGGAACTGCTGGTGGACCGGAACGACTTCGCCCGGCTCAGCGATGCCTCCGCCAAGCTTCACCACCCGGCCGGTAGCCTTACAGCGCTTGGCGATCAGCGGCCCCCACTGGAGGATCTGTTTCACGTTCTCCAGGCTGATGACGCGGGGCTTCTTCTTGCCGGCCCACTTCAGGCCGATCCAAGACAGGTTGCGAATCTCGCGCTTGCGCGGCTGGCCGCCGGCGGCCTGGCTGTGGTGGGTGCAGTCCGGCGACATGTGGAACCAACCCACGGCCTTGCCGCCGCATTCGGTATCTGGATCACCCTCGAATACGTCGGTGGTGTAGTGCACGGCGCCTGGGTGATTGACGGTGTGCATGCTGATAGCTTGAGGGCTGTGGTTCTTCGCGACATTCACCGCGCGGCCCAGACCCATCTCCAGCCCGGTGCCGGCGCCGCCACCACCGCAGAAGAAGTCGACAACGATCTCTTCGTCCTGAGTGCTGAAGCCAAGTCCGTATTGGGTTTTGAAATCGAAGGGGTGTTTCTTCTGTTGTGCGGACATAGGGGATCCTCGCCGGTATAGTTCCGGGATCAGAAAAGGAGTGTGAAGATGGAGAGCGGGATAGATAACGGTCGTTTGAGTGAGGTTGTGGCGGATTTTCGATTAGCACTAACTGAACTTGTATTGAGTGGTCACTGGTTTGACAACATGTCTATCAAGGGCGACTTTCCACGCGGGTGCTGTGACGACTCATCGCTGTTGCTGGCTGCATACCTTCATGATCAGGGCTTTCCCGGTGCGGTTAGGATCTCAGGAGCGCACGGCGGAAAGAATGAGGAGCTGATGAGCCATGTTTGGCTGAAGCTTGGCAGTCATCTCATCGATATAACTGGCAGTCAGTTTGAGAATTACAATCAGCCTGAGATTCTGATTGCTGAACAGGACGAGTTTTTAGATTCGTTCCAAATTGATTCGGAGCCGAGGCTTGCAGATTTTCGACAGTCGCCATATGTGCCAGGTTACGATTTCAATAAGGCGTATGAGGCCATTCTTAGCCGAATTCCGGCTTGTTGATTACCCTTCAGTCACCACAAAAGCACCCAATGGCTTCGTCTTGGTCCGCGAACATGTCGAATTGGGTGTCGGAGTAGTCGAGCATTTGCTGATAGCTAGGGCGGTCGCTGCGGAACCGCGCACCGTCACCGGTGAACTTGCCGCCGGATACAACTGAGCTTTCCATGCGAGCCCACCACTCAGCCTTGGGGCGGTCGCTGGCGATGATCGAATAGACTTGCTTGGCACCCTTCAGGAAACAGAGGTCGCAGTTGCCTTCCAGCGTGCGGCCATTGATCGTCGGCAACATCAGGTCGAATGGTTGGCCGGCCCAGAAGTCCGTCACGTCCTGTACACCGACACCGGCATCAGCCAGCGGCATCACCATCGTTGCCCACTTGCTTTCGCTGGTGCTTTTCCGGTGCCGGATCTTCACCACTCGGCGCGGTTCGTCGGCGCGGATGCCGGTCATCATGTCAACCGGCACTTCCTCGGTTGATAGGCCTTGGCTGCGCAAGTATTTGTGGATGATCCGGATCTTCAGATCGATGGTGCAGAACCTAGTCACCGGATTGGGCAAGTACTTCCGTTTACGGATCAGCGCCTCGAATGGTTCGCCCTGGCGGCTGGCGCTGCCGAAATCGACAACCTCAAACCCCGCCTCGTTGTCTCGAAACTCAAGCCAAATGATCGGTACCGACCAGCGTTCGGCGCATTCCCGTACAAATTCCAACGTGGACGGGTGTTCCTTACCAGTGTTGGCGAAGGTGACGACCAGATTGCTCAGGTCATCGTTGTTGTCCAGTACCTGGCGCAACATGTAGGCGCTGGTCCGCCCGCCGGAGAAGCTCACGACGGTGGTCCCTGATATTTCATATGGCGACATGGGATCCTCGCCGGCTGGCGTGATTCGTTGAAGTGGGGTATTTATTTAGGTCGAACTCAGCCTGGAGGGAGGCCGACATGAGACTGCAAAGCGATATCGATGCACTCGCGGCAATCGAAGAAGACGCTCAAATGATGCTCAAGCGAATAGGGATTCCCGACGACAAGCAGAAGCTGGAAGTCGTTATTTGCTTGCGGCAGATCATTGATCTGGCCAGCTACAGGAAGGCGATTGACCGAGTTGCTGATCCTTCGGTGCGGTAGGCGACGACGCCAGCCTCCCTGCCCACTGGTGGGATTCGTTGAAGTGGGGTATTGGTGTTCGGCCTGGCATGGAGCCAAATCAAGGAGTGTCAGAGTGGAATGTTTGAAGCAATGTCTTCAGTTTGCATCGGCGGGTGCTGCGATAGTTTCCGCCGGTCTTTGGCTTTACTCTGCAATGGCCACAGTTAAATCTGGTGACCGCTTGGAAAGTGATGGGATGAAGTCATTCGCAATTAATGACACCACAGCGGGCTCCAACATCCACGAAACACTGCGAAAGCAGTCTAGGTGGAATGCAGGAGCCGCCGTCGTTGCTTCTTTTGCGGCTTTTACTCAGGGCATCTCAATGTTTATTCCTGGATAAAGCCCCATGTCGATGCGGTCGCCTACCAATATGTGGTGTTGCTGAGACGTGGCTTTCTCCAGTCAGGCGCCGCCTTTCGTGACTGGATGTGACAGTGGCGATTGGGGTTGTGGTGGGGTATTTGTGTTCGCCCGGCATGAGGCCGGGTCAAGGAGAAGATGTGGCGATTGAAAATTTGATGGTAACTCTCAATCAACTTCCAGAAATCAAAGCTGTCGTTGATACCGGGACGGACTTAGTAACTCTTTTCGGGTTTGTACTTACCGCAATCGCTGTAATAGTGGGGGCTTGGGTGTCTGTTTTTACCTATAAGCGAACCGCGAGCAATCAAATGGCTTTGGCCAAGGCAGTGGCCCTTAAGGACAGTCGTCAAGCATGGATCAATGATCTGCGCCAGGCCTGTGCAGACTATGTTGCTGCTATAGGTCTGTTGCAAATACACACCGAAAGCAAACAAGCCCATCAGATATTTATCGATAAAATCTGTGACCACGATAAGCCGACGGCAGCGAGTTTGATGGCTTCATGGGAAGAAGAAAAACGACGTTTGAAACTGTCTGCTCTCTCGCTTAATGCAAAAATCCATCTTTTATCAAACCCAGGCGAGGCCTCATTTCAAGAGTTACTAACTTCTGTGCGACGCGCTTTGGAAAAAGCCGAAATCCACGAAGGTGGTGCGATTGATACATGTGGTGAAATCGTTAACATAGCGCAAGTGATATTAAAAACTGAGTGGGAAAGAGCTAAGAGAATGGAATGACGTCCAGTTGGATGTAAGCTAACTCTGCTCGATTATTTCGTCTTCGGGCTCGCCGGGGTGTTTTGTCAAGTGCAGCAGCCCGGCAGCTATCAACTGTCGCAACACCTTTTCGCTTGGCTCGTAAGGTGTCGTGACATTGCGAAGCATCCACGCCGCCGTCTCGAAGTCAGCGGCGATCACATTACGCAGCAGGTTCTGATACACCTCCTGCTGGTTGTTGAAGCCGTGTTCCATCATCAGGCGCTTTAGGTCCGGCATGAACACGCCGGCCACCTCAACCTTGAAAACGCCGACTCCCTTCTCGGCATCGTCCGCCGCTTTCTTCTCGCGCTTCTTGCGCTGCTTGATGGCTTCCGCCGTCGGCTCCTGCTGTTCCTCGGCCATTGCCTGCCTCTTCAATTCCGTGGGCCGGTAGATCCAGCCATGTCTGTCGTTGGCGCTGGCGCACCTGGTTGTTGAGACTCTGCATCGGGCTTAGGGTCTGATATTTTTCACTGTGATCCAGATTTTTTAGCTCGATGGCGACGGTCTGTAAAATGCGGCATAGTGGAATGTGGGTTATCTTTAACAACGTTTTCTGGGGAGGCTCGTGGTAGTCTGAAATCAAGCGCCACCCGAACCGGCCAAGCGTAAGTAATTGAGCGCAATGTAAGGAGTAATAAGTCCATGAGCCGAATGTGTTGGATGATTATTTTGACTATTCTCTGAGGTGTTTGGTGAGATTTTTAGGTTTAGGATCTGCGTTTTCTTACAGATCACTACGTCATAGTCGCAACGATGTGAATATACCGTGCGGCCTTATTAACTGGTTCGGGGCAGTTTGATGTGGGATGACAAAGATCTTTGGGAAAGTGCTAATAAGATTGGCATAATTTGCACCGTTTTTGGGACGATTTTAGCTGTTATTACTCTTGTTTATGCAGGAAAAATAAGAAATATACTGAAGCGAAAAGTAAGGCCTCCAGAGATTCATTTGGAAGTTGCACAGCTCGTACTTAAATTACGCGCGGGCATTAAGGGGTGGGAGGAGCTTGAAAGATTAAATAAAGAAGATTTTCATGAGGAAAAGGAAGTTCGTAGACAGGATGTTATGGTATTGATGTATCAAGTGAAAGCACACTTGCAAACTGTAAGGCCAAATCTAGAGTCCTTGCAGAAGCACGCCGCTGATAAAATTGTAAACGCCATTGTCGTCAAAAAAACATGGCTTGATCAGAGTAATAGATCGCTTTCTACGAAGCAGGCATGGGAAATACATAATGAGTTGCATGGTTTTATCGTGCTACTCGAAGGTCTTATAAAAGACAGAGAGGCTACTGGGTCATGAGAGATAGAACGGCTGAAAATTTAGTTGTAAGGCTTATTGTTGAGACCTCTAGTCGGGCTATTGTTTGGCATGTGCAGGACGCTCCACGCTTACTGCGTTTGGGTACGGATGATATTTATTCGTTATATATGGAGACTGCATTTAAAGGTAAGAGAATAGCACTGTACGAATTAAAATACTCGGAGTTTGTAGATGGTGAGCAATATTGGAATAGTACTCTAGTGATCGCCATGCTTGATGAGGGTGATCGGGTCCTCTGGCAATATAAAGGGTATGATCCAGAAATGAGAGAGTTATTTTCAGATGTTCGCCGTTCTCTCACGGATGTCGATACATTTCTTAACTACTTTAGATGAAAAGACCTCTTGGGGCGAGTTGAATTGTTAGTTCCTCGTCCCCCCCCCCCTCATCCCCCCAAAAAAACGCACACACGAACACCACCCCAAAAAGCTAAGTCTACTTCGTCGTTTTGACGTTTGTTTATCCTGCATGCGACTTCTACTTACTTCTATTTCATAAGCCCAGCAAATCATCAAAATTGCCGTGATCCCTGATTACCACTCGCCGTATCGTACTCATGCGGCAGCCTTCGTTAGTCGAACACCGGCCATGCTAAACTGGGGGCCTTGGTCCGCGACAAGTGCGTCGAGTGCTTCCCAGTTGACGGACAGAATCGATAGTGGGGCTTGGCCGTAAGCCACCGCCTTAATCAACGCCTCTAGATCGAATACCTCGGCCTGCAAATTCACAGACGGGGTGGCAGCCGCCGTTACGGGCTTGGATGCAGCCTGATGTACTGCCGGCGCTACCCTGACTGATGCGGGCGTCACAATAGGTACAGGCTCAACAACATGCGAGGCGTCCAGCTTTGCTTTTTCATCGTCGGCGATCCGCTGAAGTTCCTCCTCGCGGATTCGCTTCCGAGTGGCTTCGGCTTTCTCCTCCTCGGCTTTTTTGTATTCCGAAATTCGCACCTTGGTTAGCGTGACCAGGTCATCGTTCGCCTTCAGCACAAGCTGCTGAACGTCGTTGAACAGGAATACGTAATCGGCGGCGAGCTCGACCAAGCTGGCCAGGTTGGCGCGGATGCTGTCACCGACTTGGCTGGCAGCGATCTTCGCCCGGGCCAGTTCCGAATCAGAGGCATCACGCAGACTGCTGATGGATTTCTTGCCCTTGATGGCGCCGGCGAAGTCGGCGGGCACGGCCGGCATGCGTGCTTTGCCGCCCAGTGATGTGTTGATCTGATCGATGTGCGTCTGCAGCGCCTTTGCGGCATCCATGACGATGTCTTCGCGGATGCTGACCTTGCGAGCTTTCACCAGTTTGTCGAGCATCAGGCGCTTAGCGCGTGCCTCGGCGCTGATCTCGTCGATAGTGCGGAAGAGGGCGTCGATGCTTTCGGTCTGGCTCAGCGCATGCTGCTTGGCAGCGGCCAGGCGCTCTTCGACGTCACCGCACCACTTGACGGTTTTCTCTGCGTCGGCGAAGTGCTGATCGGTTTCCAGTTCGGTGTTGATCGACGCGAAGACGGCCAGCGAGTGAGCTTTGAACTGCTCCAGGTTGCTGGCGGTGACCATACCGGTGACTTCGATGCGCAGCGCCGGTAGGCTCTCCGGTGTTTTGCCGACGGCCTCAGGCAGGACCTCGACTGGCGTGAAGTCGAGCAGGTCGGCCTGAAACTGCTTCCACCCAGCAATGAGTGTTGCAGCGCGACCCGGTACCGGCGTGTACTCCATCGACACAAAATTGTCTTCGGTGCCATCGGAGCAAACGAAGATCACTTTCTCAGCGCCGCTCACCAGCAGTTGCTGCTCAAGCTGCCAGTAATAGTGCGGGTCAAGACTGCTGGCCCGTACATCGGCGGCGAGCTGCTCGTTCCACATTTTGTGCTCGAACAGCGTTTCGCCGAGCATGGTGCAGCCATCGAGTGAGGCGAGCAGATCGCCGTCGGTGCCGACGATGGGGAACAGGTCTTCGCCGATCCGAGCTTCTAGAATTGGGCGAGCCATGGCCTCAGCTTCGTGGCCCTTGTCGAACAGGTATTTCTGCACCCACCACGACACATCGCGGTCGAGTCCAGTCTTTTTGGCGCTGAGTAGTTCGGTGCGTTTCATCTGCTTCGAGGCGCCCATCATGGCGGGTGCCTCGGAGGCAGTGAAGTAGTTGGCGCGGAGCGCATGCCAGGCTTCGGAGCCCTGAGCGACGTTATGGATTCTCATTCTTGCTCTCCTTCAATGGGGGCGAGGGCCTTGATCGCTTCGATCTGCTCTTCGCTCAGGGTGAATTTGCTGCTGACGGTCGCGATTAGGTGATCAGGTGCAGACCTTCCAGAGTCGACGGCGGCGCGCCACTTGGGCAGGTTCTCGGCAAGCTTGTCGTCGGGATAGGGTGGAAGCTCTGCGGTGGGCCTGCCTTTAGGCGGTGAGACATCACGGATGATTGGGGTGACTTCTTCGAGCTCGTCCGGGCTGTACACGCCAAGGATCACGTCAGGGCAATACAGTCGCGACCAGCGCTTGGTAGCGAGATAGGCCAGTTGCTGGCGCGGATCGTCAGCCCAAAGCGTGCTGTTACGAGTGCGGGCCTGGGCCAGCAGCAACTCAAGAACGCGGGGCTCATCTTCGCCGCGAAAGGTGGCCCAGACTTTGACGCCCAAACCCTCTTCGTCTTCGAGCTTCCAACCGGGTTGGCGGTACTGCTTTCCTTCGCCGTTGGTTTTGATGTCGAACTTGCCGATCACCTTTTCCCAAGCGCCATACCACTCGTAGTGCAGGCGATCCAGAACCGGCGCGCAGGTGGTGATCACTGCGTTGACCAGTTGGGCTTCATAGCCGAGTACGCCGTTCACTAAGTGCGTTTTCTGGGCTACCGCGAACGGGTTCATCTTCCACTGCATCGATTGCATGACGACCGCCAGACAATCCGCTGAGTTGCCGTTGAAATGCTTCGGCACCGTGGCGCGGCCGGTAGCCATCACGTCAGCCAAGCGCATCATCTTGTCGAGGCTGTCACCGTCGAGCACCAAGGCGCTGGTGCTGGTCGCTGCGTGTGGAAGAATGTGCAGGGTTTGCTCGTGCGCCACTGGCGCCACGCTTTGTGTGGACATGACAACTCCTTGCCGCGCGCTGGCGCAGCTCTTGAAAGGTGTGTGCTAGTGAGGGATTGGCGCGGAGAGGGCGCCGAGCAACATGAGGGCGGTGCAGTTGGCGAGCGTCAAGAACGAGCTGCGCCAGAAGACGATGCGGCGGGTTCGTTGGCTGGGTGTCATGCCGCGTCCGCCTTCCGTTGCTCCGTAAGTTCGGCGGCGCGGTCTGCTGCCAGTTCTTCGGCGCGAGCCCGACCGTATTCGTTGGCGTGCGGCCGGATCAGTGCTTCGGCGACATCGTGCAGGGCCGTGGCGCGAGTGCTTTTAGGCTGGCCCAACGCTTCAATTGCCAAGTCATAAGCAACGCCATGAACCCGGCGCCCATCGGCGACGATCTCGCACAGTAGGCGTTCAATCGGATACTCGCGATTGTCGGTGAGTAGCGGGGCGATGTGTTCTTGCGCATCCAGGTGCTCGGCCAACGCTTCCCACAGCGACTGCGGAGTGACCAGTGCGACTGACTTGCCGTGAGCACGCGGTGCGGTAACGTTGTCGCCACAGATGAGTGCATTGATTGCATCGTGGAGCCAGTCCGGCCCTTCGACCGTTTCGAGAAAATCAGTCATGGTCTATTCCTGCTGTTCCAGTCGGCGTGCTAGGGCGCAGGCCTCGTTGTGATCGCGACGAAAGCCACGGGCCTTGCCGGTGCGGCTGTCCACGACATGAAAGAAAGCAACGCCCACCGGCTTCACGATGAAGCGAGGCTTCGTGACCGGAACCGGCCGGCCAATCAGCTCGTAGAGGTATTCTGTGGCGATGCGTGAGCGAATACGCAGCGCTGCGCGCACTTCGTTTCCGATCTGGATGCTGGGGTGCATGGCAATCTCCGTTTGATGTGAGAACCAACAAAACTCGGCTGCACTCATCCGTTCCGCTGGTTGCCGTTGGGCGCGGAGGGGAGTGCATGCGGGTGGTGTCGGAGGGGAAGGGGTTGCCGGTAACGCTGTCCGGCTCCAGCGTTGACGTCGCGATAAACGACCTGGCCAACTGGACGATGGTGACGCAGGTGGGCGGTTATAGGCCGCAGTTTCGTCCGCATCGGAGAGTGATCGAAACACCAGGGCGCTACCCCTGCTTGGTTCCCGCCGCGTTTATAGTGTTGGCCGTCTCGCTCATACCGGCTCAGGACATTCACGGGTCTTTGCGATCCTAGCGCTGCAGCCCGCTTGGGCACGCTTCGATCACTCTCCGATGCGGCCTGGTGCTGGGGAGTACCAGGCGTTCGGGCAGTTAACGACAGGCTGTCGTGGCGCTGGTTGTCAAAGCGAGTGTTCAAGGTTCTCAGCAATTTGCTGATCTACCAGGTCGCCAATCTTGAATGTGTCGTCTACCGAGTAGTGCGGATTGCACTCAGAGCAGTGGCCGGCAACTTCAATCTCAATGGCGTGCTGCGCCAATTCCTGATCCCGGAAGCAGGCCGGGCAGCGAACTGTTTCAATGCCGCGCGCCTTAACCTTGCCGACACAGCATTTCTCCGCATCGTCTTTCTCGTCATGCGCCTCTTCGCAGGTATCGCACAGCCAAACTTCGCTCACTTCTGGCTGACAGCACTGCTCGGCGGCGTAGTGCGTGTTGTGCACGTCGTTGCAGCTTCCGCACTCATAGGCCTGCTTCGGCATATCAAGTACCTCTTGGTTGTCATCCCAGAACGCCCTGTTGCCAAGGCGCTCCAGTGATGCTTTCCGCCGTGACCCGCTACTGGCGTCGGTCACTGGCCTATCCCAAATTGTTCTTCCAGCCGCGGGCCTTTCGGCTTGTTCTCCCGCTGGATAACTGTTCTTGGCGTTTTACGCTGCACGCCCGGGTCAGTTGCCAACCCTCTGAACCGTTGAGGCCGGTTCATCGCTGCCTTTGAATCTGGGCCGGTGGTGATCCGGCAAGGTGAAGCGGTGGAGCTAAAGAGCGGGTTCTGGGTGATTCTTTTCTGTCTCGACTTCCGGTCCCGATGTGGGGACTGGGTTGCGATGGATGCAAGTTAACCGCCGGTTTATGTATTGGTCAATACCGCCGGTTAATTTATTTTTCGCTCCGGTGGCGTATGCTTTCGCTAATGCTGTATGTATATCCAGTATCTGTGGGGGCGAGATGGCGAAGGCGAAAAAACATGAAAAGCAGGCAGAGCGGCAGGAGATGAGCGGGATTGAGAGGCTCGGACTGCGAGTCTCTTCGATGATTAATCACCCGGTTGCGCAGGTTCAGCGCTGGGTGACGATCCACCGCCTGGACACTGACGGTGAACGAGAGTGGAAGGAGGTGATGGGACTGCTGTCCGAAACGGACGGCATAGACATGACATTCAACGAAGACGAGTCGGTGACGCTTCGATGGGAGGCAAGCGCCGATGAAGATCGGCCGGTGGAGGTTGTAGAGCCTATTGAAGAGCCAGCTCCTTTCTGACGGGCAACAAAAAGCCCGCGCAGAGGCGGGCTTTTTCATTGACTCCCAGTCTGGAGATATTGACTTTCAGTTCGCCCTAATTTCCCTCAAGACGCGGAACAGCCTTTAGCGATAGCTTTCCTGATGAGTGATCTTGATGAGCCGTCGCCAACAAAAGCACAGTTGTTTCCTCGCGTTCTTTCAGTTTTTTGAATACTTCGCTGTTAGGATCTACGGATTTCATCTGCTTACGCTGGTTTTTTAAATCTCTATTTAGCGAGCCTAAATATTGGGTCAGTTCGGGGTCGACTGACACCCTTACAAGCACTAAAAAAGCGACGTGAATTATTATTGGAGAAATAAAACTTGAAAGGAGAATCGCTATCTGCTGCCACTCTTTGGGCAGGTATGCACAAATACCTATAAGAAGGGTTGTAATGCCTCCGACGCTAAGTGGCTTTCCTATTTTTTCTGGAGATCCAATTTTGTCACTCATTGGTACTCTCCCAGTATCGTTTTATTTTTGCAGCAGTAGAGCCGTCGGTTTTTGTCTTGATGGTTACTCTTGAATCTATAACGCCGTTCGTCGTATAAGTTATTATTAATATCTTGTCGGCAACATATTTATCAAGTAAATATTTAGAAATTCGACTCGATAGAATGGCGATTAGGGGACTGATTGCAATCAGTCCTAACGACATAAACAATAACGCTATGTCTTTATCCAAAATCATTCGCAAAACCTCAGATAATGCGCTCTTCCTTTTTTACCCAGTGACGGGTAATTTCAATAACCTCATACAGTATAGTTGATCTTATAGGGCGAGAAGTGGTGGTTATACGAAGTTTTGCTTCGTACAGATCTCCCTTTTTGAACGCCTGCTGGTTTGCTTTTACCTTGGAGAGGAAAGATACGTCTTTCATCAACGCTGATTTTTCCTCTCCGTTTGGTAGTATTATTTTCCATCCTTTGCTCGAATCGAAATTGACTTGAGCAAAACTAATGTTGAGATGTTCGTTGTCAACAGTTATCTCTTCAAGACTCCCTTTAGGGAGAGGTGAGAAGTCGTCGATGCGATTTTCATCTACAACAGCGATCGCTTCGTGCTGCTCGTCAAGAACCTTGAATTTAGCATGCGGTTTGTTATGTAGGGGGGCTTGAACTATCTTGTGTAGCGAATCTCTGATCTTTTTGTTTCCGACCATTTCGGCGAGCTTTGCGTCACATGGAATGTCGCCATCGTCTGTATGGATCGTTGCTGTATTCTTATTAGTCTCTATAGTGATAGAGGAAATTTTGCGATTTTTGAGTTTTTTAATGATCTGAAAAATTGTGGGGACCGTAGCAGCGGCTCCTGCTGTCGTAAATCCAAGGTACTTCAAAACCTCAAGTGCGCCGGGGGTCTTGGCTAGCACAAGAAAGTCTACAATAATAGAACCCTTCTTAGCTGGCGTGGTCACCATGAGCTCTAAGTCGGCACCGCCTTTAGTATATATGAGCGTCGCTTCATTCAAGAGGTCAGACATCGCGGAGATAGCTTCACCTAGGTCTTTGGCATTTATTTTGTGTTTTGCCAAGTCCTCGGATTCTGCATCATAAGAAATACTGAATTTTTCAAAATTCCCTTTCAATTACTACTGCTCCCCAGCTTTAAGAATTGGATTTTTAGTTATGTATTCGGCAGATCATTTATTTTAAAGCTTCTGAGCATTTTTCATTCCAATCCAGCGCTTGGATTAACCACTACATCATTGATCCTCACTTTCAGGTAACTCCTATCCGGTTTGATGGGGCTATAGGGCTAGACGAGATGCGCGTTCCAAACCAGAAGCACCCGGGCCTGGATGAACGTCATGTCTCGACGAATCATCCGGTCTTTGTGCTTAGTGTTGTCCGAGATCATCTCAAAATGATCTTCATCGGCAACCTGGAGCCGCTTGATGTAGATGTGATCGTCCCAAGAAAATAGATAGATCCCATCTCCGGCGAACTCGCGAATATTCACGTCAACGATCAGCGGGTCGCGGTGCTTGATCGTCGGCTCCATTGACTGGCCCCAGCCGGTAACCATCTTCAGGTGGAAGTGTTCTTCGAAATCAACTCCAAGCTCGCGCAGATGCTTCGGGCTTATTCGGACATCCTTGAACATCTCTGGATGATCATGAGCAATCTGGCCACCACCCATGGCGCCGCGGATGTCGTAGTGGGCGATCCATACCTCATCACCCACCAAGCCCGGTCGGGAGAAGTCGCCAGTGATCACATTACCGCTATCGACGTGCCCGTTGTCAGTCTCCTCCGCTACAGCCAGTAGCCGGTCGCGCACAAACTCTGGAATGCCACTGCCTTGTTTTGCCAGCATCTGGCGAACCATTTCAGCAGCGGAAGACCCGAAGCCGACTGCTATCTCCACGGCGTTGGTCATTCCGTAGATTTCTTTTGCCAATCGTTTGCTGAATTTTTCGACCGGCACGCCAAGCTGCCGCGAAAGCACGGTGGCAAATTTTGCGTTCAAAGGATTTGTGCCGTTTAGATACATCGCAACAGCAGCAGCAGAAATATCAGCCGCTTCGGCAAGGCTTGCTTGAGTGAGGCCGAGGGCGTTCTTTTTCGACACGAATAATGCTTTCGCCGCGTCGCACTCAGCCTTCAGCTCTGGGGAAAGCTCTTTCTTTTTCGTCATCCGTGGAATTTAACCGTTGGTTAATTAATTTGCGGCAACCGGCGGTATTGCTAGAAAACTAACCGGCGGTTAATATCATTCTCGAAAACACCATTCGAGATTTCCAGAATGAAGCAGATCCCACTTACAGAGCTGGTTGCTACGAAAGGGCAGGCCTTTGCGGCCAAAGCTCTTGGGGTCAGCCCTGCCGCAATCAGCAAGGCCATTTCGGCCGAGCGAAATATTTCAGTCACCTGCAATCAGGACGGGACCTTTGAAGCGCATGAGCTCAAGTCCTTCCCGGCTCAGGCGATCCCAAAGAAATCAGCCGCCTAACCCTGCCCAGTCATACCGAAAGCGGAAGTGAACCTATGGCCTACGACGATAAAGCGCATCGGCACGAGCACCAGGTGAAGGTGCGCCTCGATGACGAAGTCTTTCAGGAACTAAAGGACGTTGCCCGCGACATGAAGCTGCAACACAGCGTGCTTAGCCGAGAAATCATCGAGGCCGCGCTTGAGGTCAAGCGAACGCTCGGAGAGCTGCCGTTTGAGCTGGAGAAAAGACGCGCCTGAGAAGGCCATAGAGGGGGATTCATGCCCAGTGCAGTAGTTGAACTCAGGAAGGGCGCAACAGAAGAACTGGCGCGATGGGCGTCGGAGATCGGAATCACCCCGGATGCCTTGGCTTCCGAGCTTTTACGACTGGCGATGCCAGGGCTCAAGAAAGCGATCTGCGACAGCGCACCACCCGGAAGCAACGTGGTTGCCTTCCCGCCAAAGCGGTGATTCACAGCCCTTATTAGGGACCGAAGAGTGAGCAGGGCGGGCCGGTTAGGGATTTCAAGATTGGCGCTGGTCCCTGGTTCGGGACTGGAAGAAAAGAAGGTCATGGATTCGTCCCTGATCAGTTGATGAACAGAGTTTCTCCAAAGTAGTGGCTCGAAGCCACGTAACGATTTTCGGGGTGTTACATGCAATCACTGATGAGAGCCATCTACGACGTAGTCGACGAGCACGGCACCAAGAAGATCGCGGAAGGCGCGAGCTTCACTTCTCGCACCCTGCTAGCCCAGAAAGCCAACCCTGACTATGACAGCCACAACATGAACGTTGCCGAGCTTGATCGGATCATGGCGTTCACTCGTGACTTCCGCCCGCTGGCGGCCTGGGCGGATCGCTTCGGGTTTGACCTGGTGGCGCGTGAGCGCCCGGCAGCGAAGCCGCTAATGATTGCGCTGTGCCATTTGACCGCCGAGTGCGGCGACGTCGGCCGACTGATCTTCGATGCCACTGCCGACAACCACATCAGCCAGCACGAGAAAGCCCAGGGCGACAAAGCCATCCAAGAAGCCATCGACGCGCTGCACGTTCTGCGCGAGTCGCTGAAGGCTGCCTGAATTTCAGACACAAAAAAGCCGACGGAGAAGGTCGGCTGATTCGCAAAACTAGAGAGCGCCGATTATGCAGAGCCAACCCAATTCAAGCAATACCCCGAACCATGTCGCGACACGTTTTATTAATTCCGAAAACGTGTCGCGCACCAATTCAGTTATCCCTTTCGACTTCGACGGCGGTGCCATCCGCGTCATCACTGACCAACTTGGTGATCCGTGGTTCGTCGCTCGTGACGTTGCTGACGCTCTGGGTTACGCCAAACCAGAAAACGCTGTATCCCGCCACTGCAAGGCCGCGACCACTACCCCGAAACAGGGTGGTGGTTTCATGACCATCATTCCTGAGCGCGATGTGTACCGGTTGGTGATGCGCTCAAAACTTACAGGTGCCGAGCGCTTCGAGGAATGGGTTGTTGGTGAGGTACTTCCGAGCGTGCGCAAGACAGGTAAGTTCGAAGTGGTCGGCCCGAGCAGTTCGAAGGTCGTCGGCGAACTGGCAATCATGGAATGTTTCACCCGGCTTCTGAAGCCGGCACCGTCCAGTCAAATGCTGATGCTCGCCAAGATCGCCGCGAACAACGGACTCGACGCGCAGTTCCTCCCAGGCTACGCCATCGACGCAGCACCGGACGCCACCGGCGGCAGTTCCATGCCGACCAAGGCCGTTACCGCGCTGATCAAAGACTTCGACCTGCGCACGTCGGCGCCAGCCTTTAACAAGCTGCTGGAGGCTCATGGATTCCTCAAGGAGATGCAGCGCCGTAACTCCAAGCAGGAATACGTCGACTTCTGGTCGGTGACTGAGAAAGGTCTGGCCTACGGCAAAAACCTCACCAGCCCCCAATCCCCCCGCGAGACGCAGCCACACTGGTATGTCGATCGTTTCCTCGAACTGGCCAAACTGGTCGGGAAGGCCTGACATGCAATACACCGTCACGATCAACCAGGTGAAGGCGCTTGAGTGGGGGCTGAACTCTCAGCAGGCCCTGCTGTTCGCCTTCGTCTACGAGAGCCCGAGCTGGGCCAATCCAATCAAGACGGATAGCGGGATCTACTTCGCGCTGAGCAAGAGCAAAATCGTTGACGAACTGCCGCTGCTCACAGATAAACCGGACACCGCTTACCGACTACTGAAAGCTCTGCGTGATGCCGGTCTGATTGAGCTTTCCAGCACTTCCAGCATCACGCTGATCCGCCTTACTGAGAAGGCGAAAGAGTGGAATCGCAAACTGGATGGGTCGGAAAAATATCCGACCTCCGATGCCCTTGATGGTCGGAAAAAAATCCGATCTACCTCGGATAAATCTCCGAGCAAGGCCGGAAAAAAATCCGATTCAGGGTCGGAAAAATCTCCGACAAATCAGGGTACCAATAATCAGGGTACCAATCAGGTAACCAGTAATCAGGATTTGCAGGACGGCTCGGACAAGCCGAGCCGATCCGGCGGGTTGGTGCTGGTCGTTGATCGCACCGACGCGCCACGGGTTGAAATCCCTGCCGACATGCCAGGCCCCAAAGACCAGACCTGCAAGACCTTCAAGACTTGGGCGAATTACGCCATGGCTTACCGCAAGCGCTATGGCGCCTGGCCGGTGTGGAATGCCAAGGTCGGCGGCCAGCTCGGTCAGATTGTCAGCCGCCTTGGTGCTGATGTCGCCCACCACGTCGCCGCGCACTTCCTGAAAACCAGCGATGCCTCTGTGCTGCGCAAGTGCCACAGCCTCAACGAGTTGTTGGCCAACGCCGAGAGCTACCACACCCAGTGGGTAACCGGTCAGCGCATCAACGGGGCCACTGCCCGCCAGATGGAGCGCACCGAAGCCAACCTGTCCGCCGCAGAGCAAGCCGCTCAGCTCGTTCTGGCCAAACGCCAGGCAGGAGAGCGCAATGAATACCTCTGAAATGTCAGACGCCCAAGTTGCAGGTCTGGCGGCGGCCATCTGTGCCACTGCTGAAGCGATGGGCCAGGAGATCAGTCCAGGCACCGCCGCTTTGATGGCTGAAGACTTGTCGGTTTATCCGGTCGCCATCGTTCGTGACGCATTGAAGTCGTGCCGCAACGAAGTGAAGGGCCGGCTGGCAATGGTCGAGATCCTTACGCGGGTGCAGCTCAAGGATGGCCGACCTGGGAAGGACGAGGCGTGGTCGATTGCTCTTACCGCAGGCGATGAATCCGAAACAGTCGTAATGACCGCCGAGATACGCCAGGCGATGGTTGCCGCGCAGCCGATTTTGAGTCGTCGAGATGTTGTTGGTGCCCGGATGGCCTTCAACAGCGCCTACGAGCGTCTGGTATCCGCAGCCAGGTCCGAAGCCAAGCCGACCACTTGGAGCGTTTCCCTCGGGCTTGACCCGGCGCGCCGGGTCACAGCGATTGAGTCGGCAGTCCGTATGCAATTGATCACCCAGCAGACGGGAACCCAGTACCTGGCGGACCTGCGCATCGCGCCCGTCACCGCCGATGGCCAGGCCATCGCTGGGCTTATTACCGGTTCTACCGCGGAGCCATCTCCTCATCTGCGCGAGAAACTCGCCGAAGTACGCCATATCGTCGATGCGGCGAAGGGCCGGCAAAAACACGAACGACTCAAGAAGGCCCAGGCGGATCGGGTTGACACCTATCTGCGCAAGCGCAAGTTCCGTGTGGCCATCGCAGCAGCGCAACGCAAGGAGGTATCCCATGGCTGAACTCGCACTTATCCGCACCGCCCAAGGCCTGGTGCCTGCCACCGAAGCCGACCGTGAAACCGTCCAGAAGTGGAAGGCAGGCCAGATCATTCATGGCAAGTTCACCCGCATGCGCAACGGCAAGTTCCACGGCAAGTTCTTCTCGATGCTCGATTTGGCGTGGGAATACTGGGAGCCAGTCGGCGGCCTGATCCCGCGCCAGGAGATGCGCGGCATTCGAGGACTGGCCAAGTTTTTCGAGGCGCAAAGCGGAAAACCGGGGCAGCTCTCGCACGCGGTTGCGGCTTACATCACCGGCCTTGAGTCGGCTCGCGCTGAGCGTTTCCCGGCAGTAGACAAGAGCCGGGAAGCCTTTCGTGAGTGGGTGACGATCGAGGCCGGCCATTTCCACCTGGTGCACACGCCTGAAGGGATCCGCAAAGAGGCCAAGTCGATCAGCTGGGCAAACATGGATGACACCGCCTTCGAGCCACTTTATCGCGACGTCTTCAACGCCTGCTGGCGGTTGGTGCTGTCCGCGCACTTTGAGAATGAAGCTGATGCGCTTTCCGCGGCTGATCAGTTGGGGAGTTACGCATGAAACGCACAGAGCTGAAGCGCGCCACGCCGTTGAAGTCTGGAGGCATCCAGGCGCGCGAGCGTCGCAAGAAACGCTGCAAAGTATGCAAGGCCATGTTCGCCCCGGCTCGCGACTTCCAGGCGGTGTGTGGGGAGATCGCCTGCGCCATCGCTCATGCGCCGGCCAATCAAGTCCGCGCACGCAAGGCGCTGGCCGACATCGAGCGCAAAGAGATCAAGGTCCGCAAGGAGAAGCTGAAGAGTCGGGCCGACCATCTGCGCGAAGCCCAGGTCGCGGTGAACGAGTACGTGCGCATGCGAGACGCGCACCTGCCGTGCATCAGCTGCGACTCAAGTCCGAGTGATCATGACCTGATCACCGGCAGCCGCTGGGACGCTGGTCACTACCGATCTGTCGGCGCTTGCCCGGAGCTGCGCTTCGAGCCGCTGAACATTCACCGCCAGTGCGTGAAGTGCAATCGCAACCTGTCCGGCAACGCGGTCGAGTACCGAATCCGTTTGGTGCTGCGCATCGGCGCCGAGCAGGTCGCATTTCTCGAAGGGCCCCATCCGGCCCGCAAATACACCGTCGAAGAAATCAAAACCATCAAGGCCGAATACCGAGTCAAGACCCGCGAACTGAAGAGGGCTGCAGCATGATCTATCCAGGCGTTCTGAACGCAGTTGTCTCGGCCCTCGCGGCTGAGGCCATCGACAACACCAGCAAGCAAGCATGGCAGAAGCTGTACAACTCTGCCGACGAGGAGGAGGGCGGCGATCTGGCGACGCTGGTTCGCTCGCGTGGCGCCGGCACCATAGACCGCACGCAAGTGGACTGCTGGGTGTCCGCCCGGTTGCACAGCGCGCTCGAGCAGAACCATTGGGATGCGCTGGTGGCGAAGTACAGCACGCACAAGGGGCGCAAGGTTCAGGCAATTGCAGCGTTGCAGACCCTGATTGCCACCCCGGCGCCGAAGCTGTTCCTGTTCAAGGCGACGACAGCGTGGGCCATTCCACAGTTGAAGGGCGCGCGGCCAAAGGTGGTGACGTCAGTATCGGTCGAGATCCCGATCGACGCTCCGGAGTGGCGCCGCGAAGCCGTGGTGAAGGCTGCGCTGGCTGCCGGTCAGGCGAAGGTTAAGCGCGACACTTTGCGATCCGCCGACATGATCGTGCTGAAGGACAGCTTCTACGACATGAGCACGTGGGACAACGACGGGACGCCGGAATCGACTCGGCGGCGGTGGCGGCAGGACATCGGCCGCGCTGCTGACGATCTGGTCAACGAGGCGCTGGCACACGCCGCCGACATTCTGGAGGCGGAAGGATTACTGATTGAGCGGGCTGCATGATTGCCTGTTGACATCATTGAGCGGATGAGCGAAATTAATCCCATCCTGTCATTCCTGTGTGCATCAAGGTGTGACGACCAGTTCGTACTCTTCGGAGCGGGCGGTGCAGGGAAGTTGTTGACGTTGGGAGGGGCCGCGTTTTTTGGAATTATTGTTCTGATTATGTGGTGCGTTCTTTTAAAAATCACTTCTGACACTCAGCAAACTGGACCGAAAGGGGGTAATGGTATGGGTAAATTATTTGGTGTTTCCGTGGCAACATTCGTGGCAAATGCTTCAACGGCCCTACTCGTTAACAACCTTCCAGCACTTAGCATTCGGCTGATGTAATAGGCCACCGGTTTCGCGAGTCCAGCGCAACCAACAGAACCCCAGGCGACCTTAGTCGACTGGGGTTTTTTTATGTCGCCAGTTTTTACCTGTAGCAAGGACAGCCCTCGGAAAGGCCTGGTCGTCGATAAACCGGACAGTGCGACGTACGGAATCAACACCGGCAGCCCGCGCACCCTGACCTCGCAATGCTGCGGGGTGGCGCGAGACTGAATCGCGAGATCGATGCAAAGGGGCGTCGACGCAGTGAAGGTCTTCGGCAGACAGGAGGGGAAAGACCCTCACACCTATTTCGAGCCTCGGCATCTGCTGGGGCTTTTTCGTTTTCGACTCCACCACGCCCATTGCTCCGAGCTGGGAGTGTTGCTGGAGTCGGATCTATCAATCTCCCCGAGAGGGAGCCATTGGATTCTCAATCATGCCGGACAGACCTGAGAGCTGGGCCAAGTTCTGGGAGGCAATGAGCAATCCACTCCTACAGGGCGCAATTATGGCGATCCTCATCTCCCTCTTGCGCGTGCTGTACGACGCCAAAGAAACCAGCAAGCGCCGGATCATTTTCGAGGCGCTGATCTGCGGAGGCCTGAGCCTGTCAGCCAGTAGCGTGATCGCCTGGATGGAGTGGCCATCGAACCTTTCGGTCGCAGCCGGCGGGGCCATTGGCTTCCTCGGCGTGACAGCCATTCGCGAGATGGTGACCCGCTTCTTGGGTCGCAAGGTGGATTCGCTATGAAGGCCTTTGCCGCCGCAGCAATCATCGCGCTCGTTGCCTGCCTGTTGCTGGGCATCCAGCACTACCAGGTCATTGCACTTGAAGGTCAGGTGACGATCGAGGCCAAGGGCAAGCAGGACGCCATCGCGGCCAACAACGAGAGCCAGTTGACGATCACCACCCTGCGCGCTGAAGCCCAGCGCAACGCCGATTACCTGAAAGACCTGAACAAGCGAATCAGGGCCAGCGAAGACAAAGCCAAAAAGGCGAGGAAAGACTTTGAAGATCTCAAGCGCAACAGCAAGCCTGTTCGTGATTGGGCTGCTCAGCCTCTGCCTGACGGCCTGCGCGGGAAAACCGGCAGTAGTAACAAAGACCCAGGCAGTAAGAATTGAAGCGCCCGAGCTGATCCCGTGCGAGCGGATCGACGCAGCTGAATCTGAGGCTGGCCTTCGCCTGAATGGCGATGTGTGGGAGCTGAAGGATCAGGCCATCAAGCTGCTCGACACGTGCGCCGACCAGGTGGACGCCCAGATCAAGCGCAGTCAGAGCAAGTAACCGAATCCGCGACACGTTTCGCGTATCTGCAAATTGTGTCGCGACCTTGGAGAGCATCATGAGCGATCAGTCAGGCGAGCATATTCACAGCTGGGACGACGGTCGTGGGCTGCGCAAGGTCCTCGTCGATGGCCAGCCAGTAACCCACGTGATCTGGTGTGACACGAAGGTCGGCATTGCAGTAGTAACGGATTACCCTCTCAAGTCATCAAATGGAGAGCATGTCGACTTCCATCCCCTCTGGGGCGAGATCACTGTCGTTCCCATGGAGGGCGCATGACCAGCATCACCCGCCTGCATCACGCATTACCGCTGAGCCCTGCCATCAATCAGGCGACTACTGAGCTGGATAGCGCCATCGCCAAAGCGATTGACGCTGCCAAGGCTGCGGGCCTGCCTCAAGGACTGGTCGTGTCTCTCTTGCATGGGCATGCGCACGGACAGACCCACATCATGGTGAGCAAATGACCGCAGATGTTCACGACATCGCGGACCAGCGACCGCACCTGACAGTGGTGGCAAGTGACGCCATCCACGTTCTGCCTTGTGACCTAGTGCGCTCAGTGATCACTGGAGACAAGCCGTCCGCCATCCTGACTGAGCCAGTAGTGCGCCGGATCATTGAAGAGTGGCTACAGCAGGTGACCGAATGACCATGAAAGTCGTTGAGTTCAAGCGGGAAGATTGGCGCGACGCCGCCAAGACCCTGCGCAAGATCGCCGATGACCTGGACGCCGGTGAGCATCCCGAGTGCACTGTGGGCGCCTTGACGCTGATCGGCGTGAAGGGTGAGGTCACTGTGTTCGGCCTCGGCCCCAAGTGCGACGACTTGCAATGTCTGGGTGCCATGCGCCTGGGTGAGCAGAAGCTGATTGATGTGCTGCTGGATGGCGGGGCGGGGTAGGTGTGCCGCAGGCGAGTGCGGCACGGGTTTGTTACTTGACCTTCAGCGCTTGCTGGATCTGGTCGGCGTAAGTCGAGAGCATCTTCATGTGAGCACTCAGGCTGAACTTCTGATTGCCGCTCCCTGCATATGCATGGATCAAATCTAGTGCCGCAGCAACCGCCGCAGCGCGCTTTGCTTCGCTTTTCAAGGCTGAGTTGTTGGCAATTATTGGGGCGAATGTTTCAGACATAACTACTTCCTTGCATTGATTGATCCTTACCAATACCGGCAACTCGCCACTATTTCAAGCTCAAGGTGATTCATGGACAGGCCATACCCTCCATCGTCATTGATTGAGCTGTCCGATCTTTCCGACTTCGGTACCCGCCTGACCCCGGCTCCCGAAGTGTGGGAGTGGCTCCAAGCCGAGATCCTTGCCGACACCGGAAGCATTCACAACGAAGACCATGCTCATTTACTGGATGCAGACATCCGGATCATGTGGGCGTCTTCACACTTCGAGAAGCAGGGGCGGACAGTTCTTGGCCAGGCCGAGCAAGTGGCGTTCCGCGCAGGTGGTTGGCAGAAAGCCCGGATGGAACAACAGATGCGTGATTGGTTCGGCGATGTGCCGGCCTTCATCATCACCCTGGCTGCTGACTACTGCTCGCAGTGCTCCGACGCCGACTTCTGCGCACTTATCGAGCACGAGCTGTACCACATCGCTCAAGCTACCGATAAGTACGGTCAACCAGCCTTCACTGAAGAAGGCGCTCCCAAGCTGAAGCTGCGTGGCCACGACGTCGAAGAGTTCGTCGGTGTGGTTCGCCGCTACGGTGCGAGCCCTGACGTTCAAGCGTTGGTGGATGCAGCAAACAAACCTGCTGAGGTAGGGAAATTGAACATATCGAGGGCCTGCGGAACCTGTCTGCTCAGATCGGCCTGAAATTTGACAGGCATTAGACGGAATCCAATTTATGGCGACCCTGAATAGTGAGGTGAAAGGCTTCATCGTTCAGGCGTTGGCGTGCTTTGACACCCCCTCGCAAGTGGTGGAGGCCGTCAAACAAGAATTCGGCATCGAGATATCCCGGCAGCTCTGCGAATCACACGACGCTACCAAGCGATCCAGCAAGACGCTCGCGGCCAAATGGGTGACCCTGTTTCACGACACCCGCAAGCGCTTCCGGGAGGAAATGGCAGAGATACCTATCGCCAACCGGGCATACCGACTTCGCGGCTTGGGCCGTATGGCAGAAAAGGCCGAGAGCATGCGTAATTTGGCGCTTACCGCTCACCTCTATGAGCAGGCGGCCAAAGAGTGCGGCGATATCTACGTCAACCGGAACAAGAAGGAAGACGCCGGCGACGAGCCAGTGATCCCGACCCGCATTCAAGTAGACGTGGTGGATGCGAGGAAACCGAATGCCGAGCCTTAACGTTCCGCAGGCTCACTTCCTCACGCTACCGCACAAATTTCGCGCATTCGTTGCAGGGTTCGGCTCAGGTAAGACCTGGGTTGGATGCTCGGCGCTGTGCAAGCACTTCATGGAGTGGCCTGGTGTCAACGCTGGCTACTTCGCGCCGACTTACCCGCAGATCCGGGACATCTTCTATCCGACAGTGGAAGAGGTGGCCTATGACTGGGGACTGAAGACCAAGATCAACCAGGCGAACCATGAGGTTCACATTTACAGCGGCCGGCAGTATCGCGGCACTGTGATTTGCCGGTCGATGGAGAAGCCGCAGACGATTGTCGGCTTCAAGATCGGTCACGCCTTGGTCGATGAGCTGGATGTGCTGACGTCGATCAAGGCTCAGCAGGCCTGGCGCAAGATCATTGCCCGGATGCGTTACAACCTGCCGGGGTTGAAGAACGGTGTCGACGTGACCACGACGCCGGAAGGCTTCAAATTCGTCTTCCTGCAATTCGTGAAGCAGCTTCGCGACAAGCCGAAGCTGAACGAGATGTATGGCCTGGTGCAGGCGAGCACGTTCGACAACGAGCTGAACCTGCCGAGCGACTACATCGAATCGCTGATGGAGTCGTATCCGCCGCAACTGATCCTCGCTTACCTGAACGGCCAGTTCGTCAACCTGGCGTCCGGATCGATCTACCACACCTACGACCGCAAGCTGAATCAGTGCTTCGATACGGTGCAGCCGGGTGAGCCTTTGTTCATCGGCATGGACTTCAACGTGGGCAAGATGGCGGCGATCACACACGTTAAGCGCGACCAAGGGTTGCCCCGGGCCGTCGATGAGTTGATGGATGGCTACGACACGCCGGACATGATCCGTCGCATCAAAGAACGCTACTGGGAGCACACCGGCAACGACTACAAGAAGACCTGCGAGATCCGGATCTACCCGGACGCCTCTGGTGATTCACGTAAGTCGGTCAATGCCAGCGTCACCGATATCGCCATGCTCAAGCAGGCGGGCTTCACAGTCATCGCGCCGGCGGCCAACCCGCCAGTCAAGGATCGGATCAACGCCATGAACGCCATGTTCTGCAACGCGCAGGGCGAGCGGCGTTACCTGGTCAACCCGTTTACATGCCCGACGTATGCCGACGGGCTTGAGCAGCAAATCTGGGCGCCAAACGGTGAGCCGGATAAGAGCCAAGGCAACGACCACGCCAACGATGGCGGTGGTTACTTCATTCACCGCGAGTACCCGATTATCAAGCCGGTCACCGCTATCAAAATGGGATACGCCCGATGAGCAATGACGTCTCCTTCAAGCGGGCGGATTACATCGAAGTGCTGGACCGCTGGGCTACCGTACGCGATATCTGCGCCGGCCAGCACCGGGTGGTTTCTCGATTGCCGTACATCAACGCACACGACAAATCGCCGGAGAATGCCGACCGGAACAAGGCCTATCGCGAGCGCGCCGTGTTCAAGAACGCCACCGGGCATACACGCAACGGCTTGCTGGGCCTGGCCTTCCACAAAGACCCGACGCTCACAGTGCCGAAGAAGCTGGAGTACTTGCAGGACAATGCCAACGGGTCCGGGGTGAGCATCTACCAGCACTCGCAAGGCACGCTTGAGAAGGTGCTTGAGGCTGGGCGTCATGGTCTGTACGTCGATTTCCACCAAGATGACGGTGCTGGTGGTCACTCAGTCATCCTGTCTTACTGCGCCGAGGACATCATCAACTGGCGCACCGGCATGGTGAACGGCCACAACGTGCTGACGTTGGTCGTGCTGCGTGAGATGCCGGAGGTTGAGGAAGGCTTCGGATTCAAGGTGGTCGAGCAGTTTCGTGAGCTTGCGCTTGAGCCTGAAGGTTTTGTCTGTCGAGTTTGGCGTCGCTCTGGTCCGAGAGGTGGTGGCCCGCTTGAGGTCGCGGACACATTTATTCCGGAGGGCATTACCGGGCGCCTCAAAGAAATCCCGTTCACATTCGTCGGTGCACAGAACAACGATCCAACAATCGACGAGTCACCGCTATACGACATCGCAATGATCAACCTGGGGCATTACCGCAACAGCGCTGACTACGAAGACAGCGTCTTCTGGTGTGGCCAGGCTCAGCCATGGATCTCTGGCCTGGATGAGCAGTGGCGCGACCATATGGAGAAAAACGGCGTTTACGTCGGTTCCCGGGCGCCAATGCTGCTCCCCGCAGGCGGCGCCTTTGGTTACGCACAGCCATCGCCGAACACCCTGGTCAAAGAGGCAATGGCCGACAAGAACCAGATGATGATCGAGCTGGGCGCCCGAATGGTTGTTGCGTCACTGGCTGCCAAAACGGCTACCGAGTCCCGCGGTGATCAGTCTGCATCAACATCGGTGCTGGCTGGGTGCGTGGCGAACGTCAGCGAGGCCTATACCCGAGCGATCATTTGGTGCGGCCAGTACATGGGCATCAGTGACAAGGTCGCGTACCAGGTCAATCAGGAGTTCGTCGAGCTGACAGCTGATCCGCAGATGATCACGGCCTTGGTTGGCCTATGGCAGAACGGCGGCTTCGCGAAGGCGGATCTGCGGTCTTACCTGCGGAAACTGGGCTTGATTGCCCCGGAGCGCACGGACTTGCAGATTGATGGCGAGCTTCAAGAGCAGAGCGATGGCCTGGGCCTGGATGATGAGGTAACACCAAATGGCGGCAAACCAAGCAATCCTTGACGCCACGATCCGGCATGCGGTCTTCCTCGAAAAGCTGAAGGCAGGGGAGGTCGGAAAGTTTGCACCTTTCCTCAAGGAGATTGACCGCTCGATCCGGGACAGGCTCACCCAGTCGGACCTGACCGAGTACAACGTCAAGCGTCTTGAAGCGCTCTTGAAAGAAGTCGACAGCCTGCTGCTGGGCATCTTCGATCGTTACAGCACGCAACTGAACCTCGATCTGATCGACATTGCCAACTACGAAGCTGAGTTCGAGGCCACAAGTCTGGCCAGGTCCGCGCCGGTCGGCGTGTCGCTTGATGTTGCGGCGCCGACGGCTGCGGCCATCAGGGCGGCAGTGCTGACGAATCCACTCAGCGTGCGCGGCAGCGGCGGCGGGAAGCTGCTGAAGTCGTTCATCAAGGGTTGGACCACTGCCGAGCGGGAGCGCGTTACCGGCACGATCCGGCAGGGTTTCTTCGAAGGGCAAACGAACTTCCAGGTCATCCGCAATATTCGCGGCACCAAGGCGGCGGGGTACAAGGACGGCATCCTGGCAACTACCAATCGCAATGCCAGCACGGTCGTGCACACCGCGATTCAGCATGTGTCGTCACAGGCGCGCATGGAAGTGGCCAAGGCCAACACGGACATCGTGTCCGAGATCGAAATGGTCGCCACGCTGGACAGCAAGACCAGCCAGCAATGTCGCTCGATGGATAAGCGGCGCTTCCCAGTCATCTCTGGGCCAAGGCCGCCGTTCCACCCGAACTGCCGCACCACGTTCATTCTGTTGACTAAGCTCAGCGAGATGTTCGCCAAGGGCGCTACGCGGGCTTCAGTAGGGGCCGATGGTGCGGGGCAGGTCAGTGCGAGTCTCGACTATTACCACTGGCTACAGCAGCAGCCGGCTTCGTTTCAGGATGTAGCTATTGGCCCCGTTCGGGCGAAGCTATTCCGTGAAGGCGGGTTGAGCGTGGAGCGCTTTGCTGAGCTGCAGCTAGATCGCAACTTTGCGCCGCTCACCCTTGCTCAGATGAAGACTTTGGAGCCCCTAGCATTTGAGAAGGCCAGGTTGATTTAGTCAAATCCGAGCATTCTTTTTTGGATTGTTGAAATTTGTCAGTCTCCTCGAAGAAAAAAGAAAGCAGGTCGTAATCTTTTTTATGAATTTCTTCTTTTACGGCTTTGATTTTTTCAGGTGTATCAGCAGACATTATTTGCGCAATTGCTTCACCCGCATTCATCGCGGCCAGCCCGAGCTTGAGCGGGGCGTGTATTGATAGCTCGTTTGCAGCGGCAATTGCCTTCTCCCCAGAGCGGTAGTAATCGTCTTTCTTCATATTGGGGTTGATGTTTTTGCTGAGCCATTCAGCACGGAGAGCTAAGAAAACTCCTGCTTTATCACGAAGTTTTGATTCTTGCTCGTCAACTCTTTTGATGCAGCTCTCGTACATCGACTGTTTCAATGCCTTGTCGCTTGAATACCACGTCAGCCCAGCCCCCACTAGGCCAACAAGTCCAGCTAAACATGCTGCAAAAAACACTTCCGTGACTCGACTTTTCTTGGGTGGCAATGGGGAAGGTTTGGTTTTCTTCAACTGGCGACGCATCGCTTTTCCTGTCTAAACAATAGATTTTGAATGGTCGAGCAGACTAACGAAATCGCCGCAAAAACCAACCCGCACTGCGGGTTTTTTTATGCCTGCAAAGCAGGCCGACCAAACCCAAGGGGTGCATCAACGTGGCAGAAGAAAACGAAATCGACCTGGACAACCCGGCAATCAAGGCCGCTATCGCGACTGCCGTTGAAGCATCCGTTTCGGGTCTGAAAACCAAGAACACGGAACTGCTGGGCAAGCTGAAAGACACCACCGGCAAGCTGACCCAGTTCGAAACCCAGTTTGAAGGCATCGACATCGACGCCGTCAAAGGGTTGCTGAGTCGGGCAGGCCAGGACGAAGAAACCAAGCTGCTGACAGAAGGCAAGGTGGACGAAGTCTTTAACCGTCGCACCGAGCGCCTGCGTGCTGATACCGACAAACAACTGAAGGCGATCACCACGCGCGCCGAGAAGGCAGAAGCCTTCGCTGCCAAGTTCCAGGGCAAAGTTCTGGGTGACTCGGTGCGGGGCGCAGCACTGAAAGCCGGCGCTCTGCCGGAAGCAACCGACGACATCATCCTGCGCGCTAAGGGCGTGTTCTCACTGAACGAAGAGGGCGAAGCTGTAGCCGTTGATGAGTCTGGCCAGACCATCCTCGGCAAAGACGGCAAAACTCCTCTGACCCTGCTCGAATGGGCGGAATCACTGCGCGAAAGCGCGCCTCACCTGTGGCCAAGGGCTTCAGGGACACAAGCCCCGGGCGGGGGTGGCGGCCAGGCTGCATTCAAACGCTCCGAAATGACCTCCGAGCAAAAGCGCGATTACCAGCGCAAGCACGGCCAAACCGCATTCCTGCAATTGCCTAAGTAAGGGGACCCACCCATGACTACAACCGTTAACAGCGACCTGATCATCTACAACGATGAGGCGCAAACCGCATACCTCGAGCGTGTCCAGGACAACCTTGATGTCTTCAACGCATCTTCCAACGGCGCGATCGTTCTCGACAACGAGCTGATCGAAGGTGACTTCCGCAAGCGCTCTTTCTACAAAATCGGCGGCTCGCTGGAGCATCGCGATGTCAACTCCGTTGGCAAGGTGACCGCGAAGAAGATTGGCGCCGGCGAAGCGGTGGGCGTTAAGGCTCCGTGGAAGTACGGCCCGTACCAGACCACCGAAGAGGCGTTCAAGCGCCGTGGTCGCCCGGTCGATGAGTTCTCCCAGATCATCGGCGCCGACGTGGCCGATGCCACCCTGGAAGGCTTCATCCAGTACGCCACTGCCGCATTGCGTGCTGCTATCAGCTCCAACGCCGGGATGGTGGTAACCGCCAACATCGAAACCGACGGCAAGAAGACCTTGACCCGCGGCATGCGCAAATTCGGCGACAAGTTCGGTCGCATTGCCCTTTGGGTCATGCACTCCAGCGCTTACTTCGACATCGTCGACGAGGCCATTGCCAACAAGGTTTACGAAGAAGCCGGTGTGGTGATCTACGGCGGCCTCCCGGGCACCTTGGGCAAGCCAGTGCTGGTGACCGACACCGCTCCTGCGGACGTGATCTTTGGCCTGCTGCCGAATGCTGTGGTGATCACTGAATCCCAGGCCCCGGGCTTCCGTTCGTACAACGTGGACGACGAGGAAAACCTCGGTATCGGCTACCGCGCCGAGGGCACAGTCAACATCGACGTGCTGGGTTACAGCTGGAAGGACGCCGTCGGCGGCGCGAACCCAACCCTGGCGGCCGTTGGTTCGGCGGCCAACTGGGTCAAGCACTCCGACAGCAACAAGGTCACCGCCGGCGTGATGATCACCCTGACGACTACGCCTTAAGGCTCACCCAAGACAGCGGCCAGAAATGGCCGCTACGGAGATTTCCATGGAACTCATCTATTCCACTCAAAGCTCCGGCTTTGATCCAGACAAGCGCTACCGTAACCCGGAGCACTTCGACCGTCCGGAAGCGGGTGTAACCGGTGTTGTTGTGGTTGGCGAATGGCCGAAAGTGGTCGAGGCATACGAGAATATTGGCGTCGAAGTGACGGCGATAGAAGCGGAGTCGCGCCAGGTGCTTGTTGTTGATGCTGGTGACAACAAGGCCGAACTGGAAGAGCTGATCGGCAAGCTGCGCATCGAAAGCGATATGGTCCGCGCTGTCATTGATGGGCTTGACGCTGGCGAGATTGAAAAGCCGGAAGCCGGCGAGCTCGCAATCCGCCTGTTTCAGGCGCTCGACGGCATCCGCCTTCAGATGGTCGATCTGGCCGGTGCGCGAGATGATCTCGCAACGGAAAATGAGACGCTGCGCAATGAACTCGCCGAGTTGAAGGCGGGCGAAGGCGTAGAGGTCGAAGCCCTGAAGGCTACGCTCGATGTGGCAGGCGTTTCGTACCGTGCGAATGCGTCGAAAGAATCCTTGGAAAAGCTCGTCGCCGACCTGCCCAGGGCGTAATACTGCAGGCTGTCGGTAAAGCGGCGGCCAATCATTCAAAGCTCATTTCAGCGAGTTGATCCATGACACTCATCATCGAGGACGGCACCGGTAAGCCAAACGCCGAAAGCTACGCGAGCGCCGAGGACCTGGTCATGTACGCCGGCAAGTTCGGCGTGACCATCCCTGCGGACGAGCCAGCGCAAGAAGCACTGCTTCGCCGGGCCGCCTTGGCGATGGATGGCAAGACCTGGAAGGGGCGCAAGACGGACAGCGATCAGGCTCTGGCCTGGCCGCGCCGGGGTGTTGAGCTGGATTGTCAGATTAAGCCAGACAACTACCTGCCGGCGCGCATCCAGTACGGCCAGATGGCCTTGGCCGCTGAGATTCACACCGACGACATTGACCCGATAGAGAAGCGCAAAGGCGCCGTGACGCTGGAGCGTGTCGAAGGCGCGGTAACTCGCGAGTACGCGACGATTTCCAACACCAGCGGCCGACTGTTGCCGGCAGCGCCGGATCGGCCAAGCGCCACGCAGTTTGCTGACTACTTACAGAAGCGGGGCCTCTTCGCCGTCCGCGCATAGCTGAAACGGAGCTTTCATGGCCACCTTCTACGACGAAATGGCCGAGATGGCTCTGGAGATGATCCGAGAGTTCGGCCAGGACGTGCCTATCCGTGACATCAAGCCTGGCGAGTACGACCCTGATACCGGCACAGCAGGCCCTGACACCATCATAGAGCAGACAGCTCAAGGCATCCTGCTCGACTACAGCGGCCAAGAATTCCAGGCCAATAGCCTGATCAAACAGGGTGATAAGAAGCTAAAGATCGCCGCCAAGGGGCTTGAGTGGGCGCCCGGCCTCCTGAACAAGGTGTTCGTTCAGAATCGCACCTGGTCAATCGTTCCGCCGCTGAAAGAGATCAACCCAGCCGGCACGCCGATCCTCTACGAATTGCAGGTTCGGTCGTGAGCAAGTACTCGGGCCTCAATGGCAGCTTCGCCGAGAACATTCGCCAGTTTGCTGAGCGGGCCAAGGCCGGGCTCGATGCAACCTTCCGCGAAATCGTGATCGAGATCGGCAGCAGCGTGATCCGCATGTCGCCGGTGGGCAATCCCGAGATCTGGGCGGCCAACGTCGCGCATCGACAGGCAAACACCGCCGCGGCTGATGCCTATGACGCGCACGTCGAAGTGCGCAACGTCATCAAGGCGCTGAAGCCGAGCAACTTCACGAAGGCTGGGAAGCTAAAGCGCACTGTGAAATACGCCAAACCTCTGACCAAGACTGAGCGCGACCAGAACTTCAATGTGAATGGTCTGGTCGCCGGCAAGGACTACGTGGGTGGGTGATTTCGCGGAAACTGGCAGTTCTCGATCGGCTCGCCGGTTGACGGCGTTTTGGACCAAATCGATGTATCGGGCAATGTCACGCTCGCCAAGCTGAAGCTTCAGGTCGAGCAGTTGAGTATCGGTGAGACGGCCTACATCGTGAATAACCTGCCGTACGCGATACCGCTCGAGTACGGGCATTCGAAGCAGGCGCCAGGCGGCATGGTTCGCATCACATTGGCCCGCTTCCAGCAGATCGTCGATGAAGCCATCAGGAAACACCAAACATGAGCCATAACCTCATCGCTTCAATCTACGAGGCCAAGCTGATCAACTGGGCGAAAGCCTTGCCGGTACCGCTGAAGGTCGTCGTCGAGAACGAGGCCTACACGCCAGTGGACGGCGCCACTTACCTGAAGGCGTTCACGCTGCCGGCCGATACCGCGAGCAACACGCTCGGTGGCGACCACAAGCTGTACACCGGTGTATTTCAGGTCAGCATCGTGACGCCGTCGGGCAAGTACCGCGGCGCCGCCGGTGCGCTGGCAGACCAGATCGCCGCGCTGTTCCCGCTGTACGAGCGGAACACCAAGGGTGCGCTGACCGTCGTGACGATGACCCCGGTTGACCCTGGGCCAGGCATTCCTGACGACACCACCTTTACCGTGCCTGTGTCTTTCCTGTACCGGTCCGACACTAACTAATCCGCCCATTGGGCAAACCCAGAACCCGCCATTGAGCGGGTTTTGTCATTTCTGAAAAGAGGAAAAACCAATGAGTGTGTTTCTACCTAACGGCTCGACTGTCGGTATCGCTGCGACTTATGACGCGCCGGTAATCTTTACCGCGATCACCAACGCAACCGAGGCATCTGCTTCGTCTGTCGGTCACGATCTTGAAGTGGGTGATTTTGTCGAGGTGACGTCTGGATGGGCTCGCCTAAGCAATCGCGTCGTTCGGATCAAGAGCGTGACCGCCGATGCCTTCGTGCTTGAGTCGGTCAATACGCTTAATGCAGCGCGCTTCATCGCTGGTGCAGGCGCCGGATCGGTTCGGAGAATTCTGACCTGGACGCCTATCAGTCAAGTCACGGAATCGAGCAAGTCCGGCGGCGAACAACAGAACGTCACCTACTCGTTCCTTGAGGAGGACGATGAACACCAGATTCCAACGTCGAAATCGGCGCTGTCTTTCACGCTGACCATGGCAGATGACCCGAGCCTGCCGCATAACGACGTGCTGCTGGAAGCTGACGACGACAAAAAGCCGCGCGCGGTCCGCGTAAACCTCGCCTCTGGCGGTGTCATCACCTACAACGCGTTCGCTTCGTTCGACAACGTGCCGTCGCTGACCAAGAACAACATCATGGCAGTCACTGCCGTTTTTGCCGTGGTCGCAAAATTCATCCGCTACGCCGCGTAAGGGGCACCCATGGCCAAGTTCAAACTGATCCAGAGCCCCACCTTCAAAGCAGATGTGATGCTTCCTGCGGTCGGTGGCGATCCTGTGAAGGTGGGGTTCGAGTTCAAGTACCGCGACCGTGTCGAGCTGGCGACTCTCTATGCCGGCTGGGGTGAGCGGCATAAGGCGCTAGGGGAAAAGTCAGAAGAGGCGGGACTGGAGAAATTCACCGCCATGCTGATTGACCTCCAGGTGGAACAGCTCAAGGCCATTGTCGTGGGCTGGGATGTCGATGAAGACTTCACCGACGAAAACCTCCGCATCCTGGTGAGTTCGATCAGCGCCACTCCAAGCGCGGTGCTGGCAGCCTATTCCGAGGCATACAGCAAGGCGCGCCTGGGAAACTGACCAGCGCCGCATGCGCCCTCTATCAGCCAGCCCTCAAGGGGCAGGACGCCTTCGGCTTTTCTGCCGAAGACTACGGGGATGAGGTCGAGGTATGGCCTGACAACTGGCAGGCCTTCCTGGTCTTCGAGGCGCTGAGTACTCAATGGCGTACAGGTGCGTGCGGCGCTACCGGTCTGGATTACACGTCAATTCGCGATGTCGCTGGCTTCCTCGGTTTAACCCGGGCTCAGGCCACCGACATTTTCCCAGATCTCCGCATCATGGAAGCCGAAGCCCTGCGGGTGATGGCGGAACAGAGGGACAGTAAATGAGCACCAACTTCACGTCCCTGGGCATCGAGGTCAATTCGTCGCAAGCGGTCAAGGCCGCTGACGATTTGGACAAGCTGGTTGATTCGGCTGTTGATGCCGAAAAGGCAATCGACGATCTCGGCAAGACCGGGACCGGATTGGCCGACACTGGCAAAAAGATCGTTCAGGCAGAGCGTGAAGTCGCTCAGGAATTAGACAAATCGACTGGCGCTACGCAGCGCCAGACCGAGGCAAGACGAAAATCAGGCGCAAGCGCTACCAGCGAAATTGCCATCATCAGCCAGCTCGAAAAGGCGATGTCCAGCAACATCGGCAGTATCGAGCAGTTGGTTCAAGCGGAAGGGTTGCTGGAGCGCGCACGGAAGGGCGGCCTGGTCACGATCGAGCAGCAGGAGGCGTATCAGGATCGGCTCGGCAAGTCCTACGACAAGATCGAAAAAGCCGAAGCCAAGGAAGTTGCGCAGAAACAGCGTCTGATCGATGCAGAGAACCGCCAGATTGAAGCACTGAAGCGCACAGTCAACGGCATCGACCCCGTGACCGCGAAGCTGGGCAAGTTGGAGGTGCAGGAAAAGGCGCTCGAAGCGCTCAGGAGCAGCGGGGCGATCTCGTCCGAGCGTTACGCGGAAGCCCTGGCCAAAATCGGCAAAGACCGGGCTGGGCTGACCGCGACAGAAACTGCATTCGACAAGCTGAAGCTCGGCACCCGCCAGGCTCAAGAAAACGTCATGCAGCTGACCAACGCGCTGTCATCCGGCGATTTTGGCAGTGGGGCGAGAGCTATTGCCCAGCTCGGCGCTGGTGCTGGAGCGTCTGCCAAAAGTATGGCGGCTTTGCTGCTTCCGGCTGGCCTTCTTGCAGGCGTGCTCGGCAGCCTCGGTTACGCCTATTTCGACGCGATGAAGCAGGCCAGAGCGTTCAACGCTGCAATCAACGGCGGATCGAACGACGCAGGTCAGAGCATTGCCAGCCTGAAGTCCATGAGCGAATCGGCTGGCGTGCTGACGGGCAATCTGCCCGGTGCGCGCGAGGCTGTCATTGCGCTGGCATCCGGCGCAGCTACCAGCGGCGTCCAGATGCAGAACCTGGCGCAGGCAGCGGCTGCCATCGGAGAGGTTACAGGGAAGGGCGCGGGCGATATCGCCAAGTCACTGGCCAGCGCTGGTGAGACTGCCACCGATGCTGCCGCCAAGATCAGCGACCAATACGGCCTGCTCACCTATGAGCAGTACGAAGTCATCAAGGCCATCGACGATCAGGGCGACCATCAGCGTGCGCTGGATGTCCTGAGTGAAAGCCTGAATCTGTCGGCTCAGGAGCGGCTGAAGGCTTACCGCGCCTCCCTGTCAGATGTTGAGCGCGATTGGGACAACATCAAGATCGCGATCACTGGTGCCTATGGCGCCATTCGGTCGGAAGTTTTCCCGGACCTAGCCAAGCAGATCGAGATTACGCAGCGCGTGCTCGACACTCGCAAGGGTGGCGGTGTTGCTGGTGCGGTTTCGAACGGCCTGAGTTCGCTCAACTCGTTTCTCGGGCTCGGTACTGGCGAGAATGATGACTCTACCGCGGCGCTGGAGGCCAAGCTTGCAGGCTTGAAAGCTCGGCAGTTGGCCAGTCAGAATCTTGCTGGGGCAACCGGTGAGACAACCCATGCAAACAAGGAGTTGATCGCCGTCCAGAAAGATCTGGACAAGCAGATGGAGGACTTGAACCCGCTTGCAAAGCGGCAGGAGGCCTACAAAAAGCTGAATGATCAATTCACAACGCTTTATCAGGACGCGGAGAAAACAGGGCAGAAGGCTTCGCTGCTTGATGGTGTAAGTTTCGACGGAGCCAAGTTCTCCGGCGGAGCATACGACAAGCTGCGAAAAGCTATCGATGACAGCAAAAAAGACCCTAAGGCTGCAGCGGGCAGCATCGACCTGTCCGGCTTCAACGATGCCAAAAACCAGCTCACCGCCATTGTGGCCCAGTACGGCAATGCCCAGAAGCAGTTGGATGCTGAGCAGAAAGCCGGACTCATCTCTCAGGCGGAGTACGCGCAAAAGCGTGACGGCCTGATCGGCAACGAACGAGATGAAGTTACGGCCGCGTACGAGGCTGAGATCGCGGCACTGGAAGCTGTAAAGAACAAATCCAGCACCACGGCAGCGCAGCGTATTCAGCTGGACCAGAAGATTGCTGACGCACGCACAGCCATGGTCAAGGCGCAGAAGGATGCCGACAGCCAACAGGAAGTGCTGGCCACCGCCGAGAAAGGACGCCTCGACAAGCAGACTTACGCCATCAGCCAGTATGTCGCAGCCCTCGGGCAGCAACAGAAAGCTCTTGAGCTTGCTGGGCAGCGCGCAGTCAATGGCGTCGGCCAAGGTGATCGGCAGAACGCGCTCAACGGCGAGCTGAACAGCCAGCAAGACCGGTTCGCTCAGCAGTCGCTGGACCTTGCCAATCAGCAGTCTGACCCATCACGGAAGATGGACCCCGACGAGTTCGAGAAGAAGTCGCGGGCGCTCGCAGATGCGAACAAGAAGGCCACCGACCAGATCCGGCAGAACTATGCCGACGTCGAAGCGGCGCAGGGTGACTGGACGAAGGGCGCTACCTCGGCCTGGGCCAATTACCTGGACTCCGCTCGAGACATTGCCGGCCAAACTCGGAACCTGTTCACCAACGCGTTCAGCTCCATGGAGGATTCGATCGTCAACTTCGCCATGACGGGGAAGGCCTCGTTTGGTGACTTCGCGAAATCGATCTTGGCCGACATGGCTCGTATCGCTACCCGACAGGCCAGTTCGGCACTGCTGGGCAGTTTGGTGGGCGCTGCGACCAGTTATTTCACTGGCAGTAGCGCTACTAATGGCTTGGCGGCTGGCTCTGCTGGTGCCGCCTCGTCCGCTGCTGGGGCATCGCAGGCCGGCTATACCAGTGTCGACTTCTCTGGCTACAGAGCGGTCGGCGGCCCGGTCGCGCCGAACTCCTTGTACGAGGTCAACGAGTTAGGGCCGGAGCTGTACAACGAAGGCGGCAAGTCCTTCCTCATGACCGGTGCCAATGGCGGCAGTGTTACGCCGCTGACTTCCGGTGCGGGGCCTGGTGTCGCGGCGATCAGCAATAGCGGTGGCGGCTCGTCAATCAGCATCAACGCTCCGGTCAGCGTGGTCACGCAAGACCGAAGTTCGGAAGGCATGCAGCTCGATCAGCAAGCACTGGCACAGAACCTTCAGACGCAAATGAAGGCCGCGGCGGAGAAAGCCGTGGCTGAGTCTTGGCGCGCCGGTGGTGTCAGTTTTCGCAACGTTAACGGGAGAGCCTGATGGCGATCGAGCGTTTTGCCTGGCCAACACAAAACGGGGACGCGCCCGATATCACCTATCGGGTGCGCACCTCGAAATTCGGCGGCGGCTACAAGCAAGAGGTCGGTGATGGGCCGAACAACAAAGAGGACTCCTATCCGATCTCCTACACCGGACCCAAGACCAAGGTGCTGGAGATCATGGCGTTCTTTGATCGGCACGCCGGCGCCAAGGCGTTCCTTTGGACCACTCCACTCGGCGAACTTGGTTTGTTCACCTGCAAAAAGCCGGTTCCTACCCCTATGGGCGGGACCGTATTCAAGCTCACGGCCACTTTCGACCGTGCATTCCAACCATAAGGGGCAACCATGCCGCTGATCAGTGACATCCAGGTGCTTCAGCCTGGCAGCGAAGTGCTGCTCTTTGAATTGGACGGCTCTGACTACGGGGCGGACGTGCTGCGCTTCCATGGGCATGCCATCCCGCATACGCCTGAGGAGTTGATCGCCGCCGGTGCGGATGCTGACCAGCTGCCCGCGAAGCCGATCTGGTTCCAGGGCAACGAGTACGGCGCCTGGCCCATGCAGATCGACGGCATTGAGGCTAATGGCGACGGCACCGCGGTACGGCCAACGCTGTCAGTCGGCAACGTCAACGGACGCATCACTGCGCTGTGCTTGGCATTCGACGATCTGCTCGAGTTCAAGCTGACCATGCGCCACACCCTGGGCACGTACCTGGACGCGCAGAATTTTCCGGCCGGCAATCCCGGTGCTGATCCAACCCAAGAGACGATCGAGGTCTGGTACATCGACCAGAAAACGAACGAGGACGGGGAGACGGTCAGTTGGGAGCTGGCCAGCCCGGGCGACGTCGGTGGTGAATCCATTGGCCGGCAGGCGACCACCTTGTGCCACTGGTGCCTCACGGGTGGTTACCGGGGGCCGAACTGCGGTTACGTCGGGCCATACGTCACTAAGGACGGTGTCGTTACTGATAACCCTGAGCTGGATGAATGTGATGCCACGCTGGGCCGAGGGTGCATCCCGCGCTTCGGTGAGGGCAACCAGCTGCCGTTTGGTGGCTTCCCTGCTGTTTCCCTGATAGCTCGGAGTTGACCATGCGCAAGCACATCTTGAGCGCGATCCAGGCTCATGCAGCCGCCGAGTACCCGAAAGAGTGCTGCGGGCTGCTGCTGGCCATCGGGCGAAAACAGCAGTATTACCCGTGCCTGAATACCTCGACCGAGCCGAACGAAGAGTTTCGAATCGATCCGGAGGAGTACGCCGCGGCGGAAGACATCGGCGAAGTGATCGGCATCGTTCATTCGCATCCGGACGCTACCAGCAGACCTTCGCCGCGTGATCTCGCCATGTGCGAAGCGACTGCAATGCCGTGGCATATCCTCAGTTGGCCCGAGGGTGACCTGCGCACCGTGATGCCGACGGGTGATGTTCCGCTGTTGAAGCGGCCGTTCGTGCACGGCGCCTGGGACTGCTGGCAGGTCTGCGCCGACTGGTACAAGCGCGAGTGGGAGCTTGAATTTGAAGCCTTCAAGCGCGCTGATGGCTGGTGGGAAAGCACCGACAACACCAGTCTGTACGAGGCGAACTACGAGGCAGCCGGGTTCTATCGTGTCGATCAGCCGCAGCGCGGCGACATGGTTGTGATGGAAGTAGGGCGGACGGTTTATCCGAATCATGCCGGGATATTTCTCGGTGCCGAGCCGGCATTGCCTGGCGAGGATACAGCCACCTTCGGGCCCGGTCCGTTCCTACTGCACCATGTGTATGGCAGACCATCGGAGATCATCGTCTTCGGTGGGCCTTGGCTGGACCGAACACGCCTGATCCTCAGGCACAAAGATGCACAAACAACCACATGATGCGGCAGGGCCGCGCGGGAGACTTTATGCAAAAGAATGATCCATACCACCCGGTCATCACTTGGAGGAATGGGCTGAGTAATCAGCCCGAGCGCGACCCTGTTGATGTGGATGTACAGGAAGGGCGCGCCGAGTATGTGCTCAGCGGCCCCTACCGCATGACCGAAGGATCCAAAGTAGAGGTGGTTGGCGGGAAGGTGCGATGGTCAGGAGGTCGATCCCGACCTATTTGATGTGATCAAATACGCGAGCAAGCTGGCCGCCCGCGTTTGCATAGCCATATTTTTCAGCTAAAACCAATACGTACTCCTTGCCGACCTTTGCCAGCTCTGCGTGCACATCTGCGAAGCTCTTTGTGCTCAAGAAGGAGTACAGGTGACCGTCGTCGGTTTGATAAAGACCACCCTCGGCAAGCGCCCCTGCCGACATCCCGACATCCTGATGCGGAGTGATTAACAGGTAGGGGAAAACTTTCTGAACATTACTCACATTGACCTCCAGGTCATAAAAGCGCCGAAATTGGCGCAATCCCAGTCCTTGGGCTTGCAGGCAAAGGACTGGGAAATCCTTAAAAATGGCGGGCTCCTCAACTGGATTTAGAATCCCAGCCTGTTACTTCGTCGTTCTCGACAGTAATGCGCAGCCCGTATCGGTTCGCACCCTGATGGCGATACTTCCAAATATCACGAGTCTTGGTTTTCAGAAGTTTGCGATCGGTGGCGGTTGGATGACCGAGAGCGTCGGCGAGCTGTTCCGATGTTTGACCGATCCAGATCGTCTTTTTGAGTATTTTTTGGACGATAACTTCGTCCTCATATTTTTCCCGCAGATAGCGTAAACGTGCCCGCTTCTTTAACCATTTATTAAGGAATAGGAGCAGCAAAAATCCGGCTACAGCCAGGGCCGGGATCTGCCAACCAACGGTTTTGTTCATCTTGTCGAAAAGATAGATCGGCACTCCGATGACGAGCGCGATCATGAACAGCCACCCAGTCATCTCTTTCTCAGCCTTCGAAACCCGCTTCGCCATGTCCTTGTCCCTATGAGCGGCCGATTGATAGCCGAAAGCTACTACTTTGAGTCGGGCGGGCGTTACTGGGGATTCGTACAGGCTAGCGTTACGCTTCGGTGGTGTTAGATTGCCACTGCTGAAAAAACGAAAACTGGAGAGTTTCTGAATGTACGATTTTGAAGATGACGATGACCGTACGGACTGGGAAAAGGCTCGGGATGATGCCGCAAAGGAACATCTCGATAAGGTGGTCCCCGGCGTTCCCTATGAAGATGTGCCTGATGAATTGTGGGATGAAGCTGATCAGGTTGCTCGCGATGTAGTTGGCCCTAATCCAGATGAGCGAACAGACGATTCTGGAGAAGAAGAGTAAGAAAAAGCCCAGCCCACCCGCTGGGCTTTTTCGTTTCTGGGGGCCAGTGCTACATTGCCCGCCTTTCCACAGGAGTGATCTGCATGAAATTATTCGTAGGAGCGCTGGCTGTTGCGTTGCTGGTCGGGTGTGTGTCGCCGAGCGACTTGGAAAAAAATGACCCAAGCGTCAAGACCTCCACAACAAAGGACCCGAAGCGATACGCATTGTGCGTATTCCCTAAGTGGCAATCAGAGCGCACTGATTCGTCTATGGTCGAAACTGAAACTGGGTATCGGTTGTGGGTGGCTAGCAACAACATGGCCGATGAACTACTCGAAATCAAAAAGACCTCAAGTGGCAGCTCTGTAACGCTTCACCAGCGAATGGCGTGGTCCGCCATGCCAGGTAGAAGCGGAATCGAATCTGCAGTGAAAAGCTGTCTTTAACTGTAAGTGTCCAATGACCGCCTCCGGGCGGTTTTTTTATGCCCGAGGAAAACATGGCCGCAATCGCTATCAATTACCAGCCGATGACCACCATAAAATTGTCCGGTTCGCTTGCAAAGAAGTTCGGCCGCATTCACCGTCGCCTGCTGGACTCAGGTAAATCTTGGGAGCTGTTCAAGGCACTGAAGTACACGATCGAGGGTTTTGAAGAAGAAATCAGGCGCCTTGATCGTCTAGGGATGCGCTTTGCTATTTTCCGAAACGGAAAGAACGTCGGGATGTCCGGTTTTGATTTGTCCGGCACTCGCGAAGTTCGGGTTGTTCCTGTCGTTGAGGGCAGTAAGCGCGGTGGAATCCTTCAAACCATCCTTGGGGCGGTACTGCTGGTTGCGAGTATCTGGTTCCCATCGCTGGCTCCCGCTGGTATTGCTTTGGTTGCCGGCGGCGTCATTCAGATGCTCAGCCCGCAGGCCTCAGGCCTCAAGCAAAGCGCATCCCCCGAGAACTCACCGTCCTACGCTTTCGGCAGCGCCAAGAACACCACGGCCAGCGGCAACCCGGTGCCGATCTGCATCGGTGATCGCCGGTGGGGCGGCATGATCATTTCCGCATCGATCCTCGCCGAAGACAAGGCGTAAACCGCACGTAGCAAGCAGGCCGCCCATGAGGCGGTTTTTTTTCGCCTGGAGGAAAGCATGGGCGCAGCACAGATGATGGATATCCACGGCGCGAAGGGCGGGGAAAGCAAGCCGAAGTCGCCGTCCGAGGCCAGCGATAGCCTGCGCTCGACCAACCTGGCCAAGCTGCTGATCGCCGTGGGCGAGGGTGAGTTCGACGAAGTCCCAACCGATTACGACATCTATCTGGACAACACCCCGATCCGGGATGCGAGCGGTAATTACAACTTCCCCAATGTGAAGTGGGACTGGCGCTCTGGTTCGGTCGACCAGACCTATATCCCTGGCATTCCATCGGTAGAAAACGAAACCTCGCTGAACGTTGAACTGCGCAGCGATGCACCCTGGGTGCGCTCAATCAGCAACATCCAGCTGTCTGCCGTGCGCGTGCGCCTGGCCTGGCCGGCGCTTCAGCAGCAAGACGATGAAGGCAACGTCGGCGGTTACCGCATCGACTACGCCATTGACGTGGCCACTGACGGCGGATCCTATCAGCAGGCGTTGGTCGACGCTGTGGATGGCAAGACCACCACGCGTTACGAGCGCTCGCCGCGCATCAACCTGCCGGACGCCACCACTGGTTGGCAGATCCGCGTCCGCCGCCTGACACCGAACCAGAACAGCAACAAGATCGCCGACACCATGCTGATCGCCGGTTACACCGAGGTGATCGACGCCAAGCTGCGCTACCCGAACACCGCGCTGCTCTACATCGAGTTTGATGCCGAGCAGTTCACCAACATTCCCGCCGTCACCGTGAAGTGCCGTGCGCGCAAGTGGCAGGTGCCGAGCAACTACGACCCAATCGCCCGGACCTACACCGGTACTTGGGACGGCTCCATGAAACAGGCCTGGACAAATAACCCGGCCTGGATCACGTACGGCATCTGCACTGAGGACCGTTTCGGCCTAGGCAAGCGCATCAAGTCGTTCATGGTCGACAAATGGGAGCTCTACCGGATTGCGCAATACGCTGACCAGTTGGTGCCGAATGGCCTCGGCGGGGTAGAGCCGCGTTTCCTCTGCGACATGAACCTGCAGGGCAAGGCCGATGCCTGGTCGCTGCTGCGAGATATCGCCGGTATTTACCGCGGAATGACCTACTGGGCCCAGGGTCAACTGGTGATGCAGGCGGATATGCCGCGCGCGCAGGACTTCGACTATGTCTTCACCCGGGCCAACGTCATTGACGGGAAGTTCTCCTACGGCAGCGCCTCGGCGAAGACCCGCTACACCCGAGCTCTGGTCAGCTACGACAACCCGGTGAACAACTACGACACCGACGTCATCCCATTCGCCGATCTGGATCTGCAACGTCGCCTGGGCGACAAGCCGACCGAGCTCAGTGCCATCGGTTGCACGCGCGCTTCCGAAGCCCAACGTCGGGGCAAGTGGGCGATCCTTAGCAACAATCAGGACCGCACCGTTTCGTTCAAAACAGGCATGGAGGGCGTGATCCCGCTTCCTGGCCACATCATCCCGATAGCGGATTCGCTGCTGGCTGGTCGTGAGGTCGGCGGTCGCATCTCTGTCGTCGCTGGCCGTGTCGTGACGCTGGACCGTGACACCCAAGCTAAGGCTGGCGACCGCCTGATTATCAACCTGCCAGGCGGGCGGGCCGAAGGTCGCACCGTGCAGAGCGTGAATGGCCGCGCGGTGACCGTCACCACCAATTACAGCGAGGCCCCGCTGCCACAGTTGCAATGGGCATTGGACGCCGATGATCTGGCGATTCCGCTGTACCGCGTGTTGCGGACCAAGCGCACAACCGAAGGAGACTTCGAGATCAGTGCGCTGCAGTACGACCCGAGCAAGTTCGCTCATATCGACACCGGCGCGCGACTGGAAGAGCGGCCGATCAGCGTGATTCCGATCACCGTCGTTCCGGCGCCGGCCAGCGTGACCGTCACGTCAAACTCGGTCGTGTCCCAGGGCATTGCTGTCGCCACCATGACCATCACCTGGCCGGCGGTGGCTGGCGCAGTCGGCTACGACGTGGAGTGGCGCAAGGACAGCGGGAACTGGATCAAGCTGCAGCGCACCGGGATGACCAGTGTCGACGTGGTTGGCATTTACGCCGGCGCCTACGTGGCTCGTGTCCGTGCGGTGAGCGCCTTCGACATCTCGTCGATCTGGCGTAACTCGATCCTGACCTACCTCAAGGGCAAGGAGGGTCTACCGCCGGCGCTCAGCTATCTGACGGCCACACCGTTGCTGTTCGGCATCTATCTGAAGTGGGGATTCCCGGCTGGTGCCGAGGATACCCAGCGGACTGAAGTCTGGTACGGCCCGACGACCATCCTTGAGGCCGCAACCAAGCTGACAGACCTGTCGTACCCGCAAAGCGATTTCTCGATGCTGGGCTTGCGCGCCGGGGTGACGCTCTACTTCTGGGGCCGCCTGGTGGACCGGATCGGCAACATCGGCCCGTGGTACCCGATTGGCATGGGTGTGCAGGGTCAGTCCAGCTCTGATGCTGCTGCCATTCTGGAAATGATTGCCGGCCAGATCGGTGAGACAGAGCTTGGCCAAGACCTGCTGGACGAGATCAACAAAATCCCGGGCCTTCAGGATCAGATCGATGCGCTGGACGGACTGAAGGGCTACGACCCTGAGCTGCTTTACACCAAGGGGCAGTTGATCGTCGAAGGCGGCCACATCTATCAGGCCGTGCAGAACGTGCCGGTCAGTACGCCTCCGCCAAACCTGACGTACTGGGCTGATGTAGGCGACCTTCTCGAGACAGCCAATGGCCTGGCCGAACAAGTGGCTACCAATACCACGGAGATCACCGAGCTCGACGGTGTGGTCACTGCTCAGGCGACAGCGTTCCAGGCTCTGCGAGCATCTTTCCGTGATGACAGCGGTGAGGGTGATCTGGCTGACGCTTTAAAGGGTTGGAGCAGCACCGCGGCGATCGCCACGGAAGAGAAGGTGAGGGCGTCGGAGAATCTTGCCAGCGCGCAGAAGATCACCACTCTGACCGCCGCAGTCGGCGAGAACGAAGCCAATGTCATCGACCTGCGCCAGACCGTGGCCACGGACAAGGAAGCAACCGCTACGGCGATCACTCAGGTCAATGTGAAGGTCGGCGAGAACACTGCTGCCATTCAGGAAACTTCAACCGCCTACGCGGACACCAGCGGCAAGCTCTCGACCATGTGGTCAGTGAAGATGCAGATCACCGCCGGGGGGCAGTACGTCGCGGCCGGCATCGGCCTTGGCATCGAGAACACCGGCGCCGGCCTGCAAAGCCAGTTTCTGGTGAGCGCCGATCGCTTCGCCATCGTCAACACCATCGCCGGCGGCGCCATTTCGGTTCCGTTTGCGGTACAGGGCGGCCAGGTGTTCATGAACTCGGCGTTTATCGCAGATGGCACCATCACCAACGCCAAGATCGGCAGCTACATCAGCTCGACCAACTACATCGCCGGCCAGCAAGGCTGGATTCTCAACAAGGACGGAACCTTGGAGATCAACGGCATCGTTCCCGGTCAGGGGCGCCTGGTGATCAACTCGCTGAACGTCTCTGTCTACGACGCCAATAACGTATTGCGTGTCCGTCTCGGCTATTTGGGGTGAAAAATGGCTTATGGAATGCGTATCTGGGGCGGGGATGGGGTGCTCCAGATTGATGAGAACTCATTCACCATGCGCGTCGTTTATAGCGGCGTGGTAACCGGAAGCAACGCCGTCACATTCCAGACCATTGCTGTTCCTGGGCTTACCCCTGAGAACGGCGCGGCGTTCGTTGTCCCGATAGGGACGTACACGACCCTCGACAAACAACTCGAAACGGAAGTGATAGCGGGGGCGGTGCGTGTATATAGCTATATCCGTGGCCGTGAGCAGTACAGTAATAAGACCGGTGTCACTATGCGGCTAATTGTAATAAGGTTCTTTTAATGGCATACGGCTTAGAATACACAAACAACAGTAACGTTGTGACCATCGACTCTGAGTTCGCTAGGCTAGTGGTTCTCGCAAAAGGGACGTACCAGCCCACTGAAGAATCAGGTTTAGGGTCCACCACGTATTTCCCTACGGTAATTATGAGCCAGGAACCGCCGCTAGTATTTGTTCGACCATCTGGGGACGCTGGCGTGGCCGGCCTATGTTTAATGCGAGTCAATGGATCGCCGGGGGCGTGGACGGGGTTCTATGTCAGAGCCTATGACGTCAACACGTTGCAGCCAAATGGGACATATTTTGTCTGTGGCTTCGCCGCTAGCCCAATCGCCCAATATGGGATGCGTTTATGGGATGGAGGCGGAAAGCTGTTATTCGATTCCGATACGCCATACGCCCGCTTCGTTCGGTCATTTCAAAACTGGGCTTATATAAAAACGGATTACACAACTCAGGGTGTGCCGCGAAACTACTATCGGGTTGACTTCAACTTCCCGGCTGGCGAGCACATGCTACTCAACACATTCGGAATGAATATGTTGAATGACGGAGTGCTGAGTAGGCAGCTTTATTGCTGGTGGGATTTTTCTGGGGGGAATTTGTACGCATTAACCGTCGGCGGCGGTAATCCCTTCGCTTTCTTCTTGCCCGCTGTGTTCGCCAAACTCGGCGTTTAAAACTTTCTAAAGGATGTACTCCATGCCCTGGTACAAATCAGGAACAGTTTCTGTCGCCCTAAATTCCAATGCCGTGATCGGCACGGGTACCGCATTCATTGCCAACAGCCGGGTCGGTGATGCCTTCCGCGGCCCGGACGGCGGATGGTATGAAGTTACCAACATTGCCAGCGACTCGGCCCTGTCGGTCTCGCCGAACTACCAGGGCGCGACCAATGCCACCGGCACCTATGCGCTGGCGCCGATGCAGGGCTACGTCAAAGATTCGGCCGATGCGCTGCGCGCGCTGGTCAATCAGTTCGGCGGCGTACTGGCTGTTCTCGGCAATGACCCAACGCAGATAGGCGTGCGTCAGGCGCTCAATCTTTCTACGGCGGACGGACTTCCAGAGGGGGCAACCAACAAATACCTGACTACCCCCCGCGTTCTGGCTGTGCCGTTGACCGGTATCGATCTGGTGACATCGGGTGCAATCGTTGCCACCGACACGATTATCAAGGCACTTGGCAAGCTTCAGGCCAGCAAGGCGGACCTGGTAGGCGTGAGCAAGGTGGTTGCGATCGAGCAAGGTGGTACGGGCGCGGCCACAGCGGCCGGGGCGCGCGCCGCTCTTGGCGCCAGCGGCGGAAAGAACCTGCTGCTGAATCCGAAGTTCAAGATTAACCAGCGGCAATATGCATCAGGCGTGGCTGCCGCGGCTGGCCAGTACACTCTGGATCGTTGGCGAGTAGTCGCCGCGGGGCAGTCTCTGACATTTGTCGCGGTTGGCGCAGGTAATCGAGTGACCTTTCCGGCTGGCGGTGGCGAGCAGGTCATTCTGGGTGAAAACATTCGCGGCGGTGTTTACAGCTTGTCGTGGGTTGGTACCGCCACAGCCAAAGTGAACGGGGTCGCGATCATCAATGGTGGGCAAACAGCCTCATTGCCAGCAGGAAACAACGTCACGGTAACGTTTGCCGCCGGAACTGCTGAAGATGTGATGTTTGAGCGCGGCACAATCTCCACGACCTTCGAGGATCGCAACTACGACCTTGAGTTGTTCCTGTGCCAGTACTACGGGTATGCACTGTCTCCAAGCGTTGCTGGACAGCCTATCTGCTCGATGACTTTTACCTACAGCAACTACACGGCTGTAGGGGTGCTGCGCTTCCCTCGTACAATGCGGGTGAATCCAACTGCCGCATTCTTGGCGGGTTCTCCAGCCTCTTTTACCGTCACTGCTGCCGGTGGTGGCTCCTACAACTTGGACAACCTCCCAATTGCAGCGCTCGGGCGAGACTCTTGCTTCCTTGCTGCGGCGATATCCACTTCCTTTCCATTTGGCTACGGCACCATGCTGAACTTCGGTTCATCCCCCAACTTATTCTTCTCGGCCGAGGTTTGAAATGTACAAATATTCAGACGACGTGATCCTTCGCTTGTTGGATAGCGCTTACATCCCTAAAGATCCAGAAAATCGCGACTACGCGGAATACCTGGCCTGGGTTGAGTCCGGTGGCGTAACCCTTCCAGAGTTCACCGATGAAGAGCTTGCCAGTCAAAACCTACTGCTCGACACCATGATTGAAACTGCCTGGCGCGCGGGGGAGCTGCTGATTGTTGCGCGACAGCTCGACGCCATTGAGGAGGACGAGGCCGACGAGACGCCGCCCGATTTGCTGCTCGGAACGCGAAAGCAATGGCTGAAGTATCGCGGCCAGGTCAGTAACTGGAATGAAGCCGCCGAGCTCTTCCCTGAGTCAGGCGGCCGCCCGGTTCGGCCCGTTTAAACCATATGCAGCTGTAGGCCCGCCACTGAGCGGGATTTTTTTTGCCTGGAGAAAAGTGATGCCTGTAACTGATAGAGACCGCGACATCCTTGCCCGCACCCTGTGGGGTGAGGCTCGCGGCGAAAGCTTGGCCGGCCAGATCGCCGTGGCCTGGACCATTCGCAACCGCGTTGAGATGGATCTGCACAAAGACGGCAAGTCGGATTGGTGGGGTGAGGGGTACGCCGGCGTGTGTCAGGCGAAGTATCAGTTCAGCTGCTGGAACAGGAACGACCCGAACTATGCCTACCTGAGTGGTGCGAAGCCGATTCCGTTTCGCGAGTTCGCCCAAGCGCAGATCGCCGCCGACCAGGTGCTGGCCGGCAAGTTGCCAGATCCTACTGGCGGCGCCACCCACTACTACGCGACCACTATGCCGAAGGCCCCGGACTGGGCGGCGAAGGCCAAGCAGACGCTGAAGCTCGGCAACCACGTCTTCTTCAAGAGTGTTCCTTAAGGCGAGCATGCAGCTATCCTTCCCCCCCATTCTCTGAATGACAGGATGGCCGTATGGAAGGTATATCGCTGAGCCAAAAGATTGAGCGCGAGGCCGATAAGCTTCTTGCTCAAATCGCGCGGGCTGATTCGATGATTGTTGCGGCGAAGGCGGGCGCTCGAGCTGAAGGATTCGTCCTGGGCCTAGAATCGTCCGGAGCGCTGAATGACTCAACAATTGATCAGCTCTATGTCATCTTCGATGTCGCCACCGAAGATCGGCTGAAAGCGTTGGCACCTATTTAGAACAACCCATCCGGCTCCATTGGCTTTATCAAATCGGGTCCCTGATTTCGCACATTGCCGATGGCGCGGTCCACCTTGAACCACTCGAAGGCCTCGGTCGGCTCCCCTTGGAGCAATACCATTTGCTCAGCGCGCTCCTTGGGCGTGGCCGGGTCCAGCCATTCGCGAGCGAGTTCGGGTGACAGTGCCACCGGGCGGCGGTCATGAATGTCCACCATTCCGCCCGCGCTGTCTGCGGTGATGATAACGAAGCCGTCATGCTCGTTCGGTTCATGCTCGGCGATGGGGTACTGACCAATCGCGGCACACAGGATTGGTGTCCGGTCACGGTGGCGAATGAGGTAAGGCTGCTTCTTCGGTCCGCCTTCATAAACCCACTCAAACCAGTTGTCGATCGCAATGATCGCCCGGTGCGGCCAGATCGCTTTGAAGAATGGGCCATGGGCTACTTTCTCTACTCGAGCATTGATCGGCGCGGCGCGGTCTTTCGCCCAGTGCGGGCGCCAGCCCCAGCGAACCATGTCAGCGCGCAGAAACTGGCCTTCTTGGTGAAAGAGGGCAAGCTGAGTGGTCGGAGCGGCGTTATAGCGCTCGAAAGGTTGGTCCCCGGCATAGTTGATCAGTGCGTTTGGAATACTGAGCGCTGCCACAAAGTCGTGAATGCCTCGGTACTGGGAAAGTCGTCCGCACATGGCTAAACCCTCAATCTGAATACTGAGCTTAGATGATCGTCTTTGAGTCAGGGGTCAGGCCATCCAGTAACCCGCGCAGCCGGTCAGCTTCCCGCTTGTAGCCTCTCGCTGCTATGTCGAGGTCGTACAGCTCCTTGCGGACTTTTGCGAGCTGCCCGGATCGCTCCCGAAGATTGCTCATTGCTACGTCACGTTGCGCTGAGGCTTCGTCGTACATTTGCACCAGGCCGAAGATGTTCTCCCGAGCGCTGCGCAGTTGTAGATTCAATTCCTGGACTTCGTTTTCCAGCATTTGTTTGTAGTGGGTGATGGTTTCCAGTTCGGTCGGGCATCCCAGCCAGTCGCTGGTGTCTTCGATGTCGAGAGGGTCCACGGTCATGCCTTATCAATACTGTTCGTATATACAGTAATCGAGGTGGGCGTGATCGGGCGAGGGTGAGGCGACGAGATGTAGGTTTGGGGTGGTATACGGTCGGCAGGACGCCGGGAGACAGGGACTTTCTCTTCGAAAGTCTGTAGGGACTTTTGCGGGGATTCGTAAAACACGGTTAGTCACGGTACGGCATCGATTGCAGTGGGCGCCGTTCCAAAGGACTGTTCCGTATAGCTTTTAAGCGCCCCTGCAAGCATGGGGTGCTAGGGGCTTAGCGTGGCGATCGATTGCTGTCACTCGGGAGTCATCAGCACAGCGAGCGTAAGCTTGATGAACTCCTCGTTCTTGTCGATGGTGTCCAGGGCGCCACGAACATTGTCGGCGACGTCAGCCGAGCCGCGGGCCTCGACCCAGTTTGAAAGCTCCAGGATGGCAGCCTCCAGGGCGAGCTGGTTTTCGTTGATCTTAAAGAGCAGGGAAGGGAGCAGGTCTGAATGTGGCAT